AAGCCAACCACGAAGTTCTTGAGCAGCTTGCACAAAAGCTTGGTGTTTGAATTGTGGGCCAGCTATGCTGGCCCATCTTACTTCTAGGACAGTTATGAAAATTATCATTACCACACAAGTTTACAACAATTACGGTACAGCCAACGACCCATACTGGAAAGCTAAAGGTGCTGGTGATTACGTAGTTCAACTACCATGCGGCTATACTGATGAAGATGTTAAGCGTAAGGTAGAATTAGCCAAGGCAGTTATTGAGCTGCACAATACACCAATGTGGTGGGAAACCTGGTTGGGCTATCATGTAGTTGAAGATAATATTCTCACAGACTTTGAGTCGCAGCAACTAGAGTGGGATGGACGAATAGATTTTCCAGCAGAGGTATTAAATGTTTGACCAAGAATTACATAATAGTTTTCAGCGGTGGGAAGCGGATCTTGAAGAAGATCATGACAAGTTTTGGAATGGTCTTAGCAAGGACGATCAGCTAAAAGCATTTTGCAGTGTTATGCGCCGCTTGTATAATGCTGAAATTGAACAACGCAGTAGCTATCGCCACACTCTCTACGACGTATTCGGTTTTGGGCCTGAAAGTTATGTGCAGGCACAGGTTAGTGGTTTCTTAGCCATACACAATGCTATCTGGGACGGTGAGCGACTAGGCCATCTAATAGATAAATTAGAAGCTAAGGTGGTAGAAAGCATGCCAGATCGCCCAGAAGAGGTTAAACAGGTGTTTAACAAATTTAGGAAAGATCAATGGATGTAACTAAAATTGCAATTAACAGTGATTATGGTGGGTTTGATCTTAGCGATGAAGCATACAGTTTTATTGCTAAACGTAAGGGCTGGCAACATGCTTGCGACGACTATGATCACAGCTATTTTATTGTGAGCAATAATAATTATATGTATGCTTGCGATCTTAACCGCGATGATCCAGACCTCATTCAGTGCTTAGAAACCCTAGGCGAAGCTGCTAATGGCAACCACAGCGAGCTTAAAATTGTTGAAATACCCAGTGACGTTGATTGGATGATTTGTGAATATGACGGTATCGAGTGGATAGCAGAACGGCACAGGACTTGGCAATGAAACAACCACTGCCGCATGTAACAAGAGGTGTTATTGAGCTATATAGCCAGGACATTGCTAGGATTCTCCGCAGAGAGCCAAGCGACGTCCTGGCAATTAGTGTTTTTAACCTCAGGGATTATGAACTTGCACAACTACTACAGTTAGTGTATAATAAGGGTATAAGTGATGTATTAGACCACGATACCTGGGATGACAAGGCTAAGAGTCAATACGACTAAAGGAATATATGTTAACACTAGACCTAACACATACTATATGGGATGTAATAGAATTTAAGGTTATTGTACTTGTAACTACCTTAGCCCTAGCAGTATGGTTAGGGAATAGGTTACATAGTAGGAAGGATAAAGATGAGTAATTGTTGGCTTATCAGTGACATGCACTTTGGTCATGCAAACATTATAAAGTTTACCCGACACGACGGCACTTGGCTGCGCCCCTTTAGTAGTGTTGAGGAGATGGACGAGCACATGATTGAGAACTGGAATCGTGTTGTTGGGGTTAAAGACCGTGTATACATGCTAGGTGATGTGGTTATCAATCGCAAGAGTATACATACCCTAGACAGACTACGTGGACGTAAAGTGTTGATCAAAGGCAATCACGATATTTTTCCTGCTGAAGAATACCTCAGTTATGTAGACGATGTTCGTGGCTATCATGTACTTGATGGTATGCTGTTGAGTCATATACCAGTACACCCAGATAGTCTGGCTAGATTTGGCTGTAATATACATGGTCACCTGCACTACCGCGAGGTTGTACTGCCTGGGGATAAAGTTGACCCTAGATACTTTAACGTAAGTGTAGAGCGTGTCAACTACACACCAATCAGTTTTGAAGAATGTAAGCGTATAATTAAATTTCGTGGCGGTCATGTGGGCTTTCACGAACACGGCGAAAGGGCCATGTAATGGAAATGGAAACTGTACAAGTTGAGCTAACTGATGAAGAGTTCTTGCACATTGCTAAGCGTGCGCATGAATTGGACATTACTTTCAATCAAATGGCTGCAAAAATCATAGAAGAACACATAGAGGAACTAAAACGTGGCACACATAATTCGTGATGGCGAGATTGTACCAATACCTATACAACTAAATCAACGTGTTAAGATTGGCCGCTACTATCAGCCACCACAGCTAAATTATATTGATAACGATCAGCTGTGGATACAAGATGTGTACACCTTTAAGCAGATTCCCTGGTATGCAATTAAAAATCGCTATGAACGCTATTTTCTTTACGGCATGCTTTGGTTTAGCGTATTTGTAATACTAAACCTTATTGGCCGACACTATCTTGGAGCACCACATTGAAACAGGAACTAATTAAACGATATAAACAGCAAAGCTATAGTCGCTGGGCAGATAATAATACTGATTATAATAAACTGGTTAACCTAGTCGTTGATGATGTGTTACAAATTGTACAGGCTAGTAAACCCAGTAAAACACAACTTACTATGGCTATTAAGCTGTACTTTGGACTTGAGTCTCCACCAGAAAGGGCACAAGATGAGCACACAGATAAAGATCTATGAGCGTGATGGTAACCTAGTCTACAGTCGAGACTTTGGCAGCCAGCCAACTACACGTACCTTAGAATATGTAATAGACGATTACAGGGTAACCTGCTTAAACTTTACTAGAGTTAATCAAGATGGCGAAGACGAGAGTATTCAAGTATAATGAGTTTGAAGATACTGAACCACGTTTAATTACCGAGCAAGAAATACGCGTAGAATACTGGCCATATTGGTATGAACGTATGTGTAAGAAGTTTGGTAAAAGTGAGGTTGATAGTAAGTTTACCTGGGAAGATTGCCTCGACGATTGGGTTATCACCAACTGGGCTTGGGAAGTAAAGGACTAAAATGGATCAGGAAATTATTAACACAATCAATAGTGCGCTTAAACCAAATCTGCAACCACAAACACCCATAAAATTGTCGCCAAGATTTAAGAGTTTGGCACATGAATGTGGCTTTGTATTTTGGGGTGACGAACCACACGGCCCTGGGCCTGGTAACATTGACTGGAGTTGTGATTATACCAGTGAATTTGAACACTATAGCCGCGAGCTTGTAACCTGGACTTGTGAACTTATGCGTCAAGAAATTGTACGCGACTACCTTTTTGGTGCTGCTAGGCGAACCTATGAGCACATAGTAGTTCAAGACTAAAAATTTTATCTTGAACTAGTAGCCCAAACCCTGTATAATATTATTTATAGTCAGTGAGGAAAGTAAAGCCTGACAAGGCCCACAGCTTTAAATGACATTTTGCCACACTAAATAAATATTTATATATTACACAAAATGTGCATTGTAGCGACCACTGACTGTACTAACTAATCTCGGCCATACCCAATGGCCGAGCGCGATAAAGCTAGCGTTAGAGGCTTTAGGTTAGTTGCCAGACCTCCCACTGGGCCATTCATCCAGGTTTAGGGTAAAACGGTAACGGGGCGTACCTTACCCCGACTAAGGTATGGACAGAGTAACTGCTCAAGTTAGGGCCATGTGGGAGTGGTAGCTAACTAAATCCTCTGATGAGCTGGTGCAACTCCAGCGAAACCCAAAACCCACAAGGTTGACGCTGATAGCCTCAATACTATCACCTGCCGCGGTTTAGGGTAAGGATAATAAGGCCCGATAAGCTTGCTGTCACATTTCCCTAGTGGCTAGGCGGCCAATGTCGAGGCGGGTGAAAGTCCCGTCAACTAAAATATGCGAGTGATGGTGGACTACGCATAGGGCTATTTGAGACTTGCGGACTGTCGTCCTAGAGTAAAAAGACAATATGATCCAGTTTAGGGACTGGTATCATATTCAAGCACATACCCCACGCCCACTCTAGATGGGAGATTGTGTCTGAGCACAGAAGAAAGGTTCAAATGTGTTTGAATATGATAGCAATATCATAACACGTGGCTATCAGCGTGTATAAAGGCGGCGAGTCTTAAACGAAGTAGGGTAGCGGGATAGGTAGAACAGTTACTCCGAAAGTGTAACGCCGGATTTTGTAACCGGTAGCCATACAAAAGCTGATTAGGGTTCGATACAAGCATAGCTAGCCATGTAGTGTAGCGCCCAAAAGGTGAGGAATAGTAATCAGCTTTTGTATGGTTTTTCTTTGGCAGCCACTTGGCTGCCATTTTTGTCTGGAGAACAAATGTATAAGTGTAAAGTTGTTAACAGCTTGACTAGTGCCGTTGTTGATGAGTTTGAGGTTGATTACCTTTACGAGGCTAGATTGGAGTTCGCTAGGTGGCATGCAGATGCAGATCCAACACAATACGATTGCCATGTCTACGACGAGTTTGGTGATGCCATCGACTTTACTAGCGATATTGATAGTAGTGTTTATGAGCCTAGTGAATACGATGAGTGGATGAGCTATGACCCAGATTGTTGAACTCAAGGCTGTGCTTGACGTACTAGATGATCTACGCGGATATTCGGGCGTTGGCGCAGACGGCGATCCATACGACACACCTAGTTGGAACGCTGCACTTAAAGCAGCTGAACAGGTTTTGTTGGAGCGTGTCTATGGCACTGTATAAACACTTATGCCCTGACTGGGACTTCTTACAAATAGACGACGAGTGTGAGGAGTTTAGTGCTTGCACTTGTAAGATAGATAGTAGTGGTCAAACTGCAAAGTTTACTAGTGGTACTAAGGTCTTAGTAGGTCCAAATGGTATGGTGGCTACAGTTATCAAGCAATGGTTACACTATGACGGACCGGAGAGCTTTTGGGGCAATGTACTAGTAGAGTATGATGACGGCATTCGTGGTACTTGCAATAATTGGCAGCTTGAGCGCATATGAGTATACTACTAGCGATTATTACGGTTTTGGGTCTGGTACTATTCTTCACAGGCTTTAGTGAACTGCCTAAACAGGTTAGGCAAACGCTTAACCCCCAAGAGATTGAGCTCTACGAGCAGGAAATGATCCACAGACAAATCTGGGGATTACTGCTCCTAGCCATACCAACGCTAGTCCTACTCATATACCTAATATTTTATTTTTAACGGGTAATTAAATATGGATCACGACAACCACGGCTACAAGCGTACCATAGTTTTTGTCCTACTAGTACTTGCACTCATATTGGCCATCCTATTCGGCTAAATAGAAAATATTCTCTTGAACTGCGTGCCTAACCCGCGTATAATATTTATATAATGTGAGGAGCGGCAATGAAAGATTACGTTGTGTTATATAGGTTCGACGGTCAAAATTTCCTAGACGAGCCACTGCCATTTGTATGTAAGGCAGAAGATACAGCTCACGCAGAAGAGCAGATGATGAGCTATGATGAATCTGCTGAGATTGTTTGGGCGTACTGTGGACATAGTATAGACCTAGCCTTTGATGAATACTACAGTGTTGAGAATTACCTATGAATAAAAATGTTGAACAGTTGTGGAATAAGGCAGCAGAACTAACAGCAGCATTTCCTAGCGGTAATAGCAATAGTTGGCAAACACAGGTACAATTTATCAACAGGCTGGTACAGCTTACGGTACTAGAAGTTATTGCGGTAGCGCCGCACATAGAAGGCATTGACTACATCAAACAACACTTTGGAGTCTACAATGACCATTGAAGTGTATACACGTAAGGCTAAATTTGCTGAACTTAAGGCATACTGCCATCATGCTAGTCCTACGGATTTTATGGAAGTGTGTGAGTGGCATAATGGTGAGGGGTTTGATGTTACTATCAACAACCGTACCCTGCAATTCACATATGGCCAGTGGGATTGCCTTCAAGTTTTGGTAAACTATAAAGACTAGAAATATTCACTTGATTTGTCAGACAGAAGTCTGTATAATATTATTATTGTGTTAGAGAACAATCGCCAGAGAGTACAACCAACTGTTATTAGGCTAAGCTATGACTTAGCCGCGGTACTCCCTCTAACCCTATTTGTTTAGTGTTATCAAGGTATCGCTATAGGACGCTATAGCTATTCGGGTTCAATCGGCCGGAGACGAATCCTGAAATAACTGCATCGGCTATGACTGGTTAGCTACCATATGTCTAAATTTGCACGATAGCACTAAACAAATAGCAAATTATAAGGAGTACCTATGAGATTCAAGTATACTGCAAAGAAGCCTAGCCGAGATCAACTCAGTGGCATGAGTGCTAGCCAATTTAAGACTATGCTAAAGCGTAAGGGTTTTAAGGTTGACCGTGACTTCTTCAAGTTAGGTGCAATGGCTAAGCGTGGTAATAGGCTGTACCGTTTTCGTTACTGGGCATATCCAGACTTCCTTGTAGATATTAGCTGTCCTCTCAATGAATTTGATCGTTGGGCTAATAGTGTGGACAGTATCATTAACTTCTATAACTTTATCGAAACATGAACGCTAGCGAATACTATAAACGCTGGGCTATTACCTACTTACTACTAGTAGCCTTAGCTGCTATATTTACCACGGTTATGCTAGCCATTTACCACATTAAGCTGTGGTTCTTATAAACACTAAAAATTTTTACTTGAAACGGCCAGCCCAACAGTGTATAATATTATTATTGATCTGGAGGAACAACACATGTCAATGATGACGCTAGAAGTTGAAGTTGGCAAGGGTTTGGTAGAATTAACTGGCAGTAACTGTAAATATTGGCAGGGCTATGGACTGCCAGACTATGTGGGCCCAATTAGCGGGCTACCACAAACTGTAATCGAAACACTGCTAGACCTAGGGGCAATTAAAAATATTCACTTGAAACAAGAGTCCCCGTAGTGTATAATATTATTATTGAGTGACAGTTTAGGGCGAACCAGGGCCAACACTAATCTGTTGGATAAGTTCTTAATCTGTGTTGAATTTACCCTTAACACAGACCCACCTCAACCTATTTGTATAACTGCTGATTTGACCCCATGCCTTTTGGTGGTTATACAAATGTGTTGAAATCTGCGGCCAACGAGCTTGCGTAGCTGACCTGCTGCGGAACGGATATACATTATGGTGGAAGCTGCTAACCACCCTAAAGGAACCAGCCCCCTAGTTTGTTAACAGTTATAGGGGTTAACCAAAAGACCTGTTACCGTAGCATATACGTAGTTATGCGTTATCTAACACGAGAGTTAGAAACCAGTGGAGCCGATTCTGCCACAGTGCATGGCGGCCACCCACTACAGTCCTTGAGCTATTCCTCTTGCCAACCCAGTTGGATAATGAACTCAGGGTTACATGCCACAAGCCGTAGTTAACTGGAGCTGTGGGGTAGACAGTCGTTAACAAATATGCCAGTAGCTCAAACGTGCTCAGAGCAAAGGTGTGCTAGAAATAAGCCCTCTAGCCTGGCAACCGATCCGGTTTAGGGTCTAGCGTATTATGTATAGTCAGATAATACCGCAGCTAGTATAAAATACTGATTATGCCCTAACAGGGCAGTGCGCCAACAATAAATGGCAAGGCCTGACCCCAGAGCCTGGGTTAGTCGCGGTTTTGTAAGCAAACATCCCTTAAGTGGGGAATGTAGGTGAAAACCCTACCCGCGCTAGTTGCCCATATCTTGGCTGGAACCCAAGACCGAACAGCAACTAAGAACAGCCGATGTTCGTGGCATCGCCTACACCGACTTACGCTAATTCGCAACTAGCTAGAGTGTAGACAAAGATGTATGGTGGTCGTAGTAGCGCTACATAAAAGCAATCCACCGCCATTAAACTAAAAACATGTACAGTTCAAAAGCCCGCCTTGTGCGGGCTTTTGTTTTACTAGGAAAAACATGGAATTAACCGACAAGCAGCTAAAAGAATTAAACGATGACGTAAGTGAGTTTATCGACAAGCTACGCATACACTACCAAGACGACACCCTAGCCATTGCAGCCGCCCTTACACAGTGGGGACTAAGACTTTACAAGAGTGAATTGAGCACACCAGAATTTGCACAACTCTTAGTCTACACCATAGAAACTAACCGCTATCTTTAAAAACCCGCTAGAAAAACAGACTACCCCTTCTAAAAAAGTTTTTCCTTGTTTTTCTAACACCTCTGACCCTAAACCATAGCAAACCTCCACAGAAAAAATTCACTTGAAATCACTACCAGACGCATGTTATAATCATATATAATTATAAAAATTAATGTATGTGTGTTGACTGACTAAAGCAAGGATCAACTTGTAGCAGTCGGGGGGGTTGGGGTCCCGCCAGACGGTAGCTACAAGTTGAGTGAGAATGACGCAGCTTAGGGTCAAGTCAACAACACAAGAGTTTAAGTAGTAAAAATCCGGTTAAAAAATTTTAAAAAACTAAAAATCGAAACTAATTTAATTAATTGTCCACCCCATAACCAGCCCTAACTAGGGTTTAACCCGACTACAACATATGTACATCAAGAAACAAGACATTTACACACTAGGCCTAGAAACTTGGGCTAACTACAGCAACGATCAATTTTTAGAACACCTGGAAAATAGTCCACTGCAAAACTACAGTAGTTGGCTGCTACCACAACTAGTAGCACACTTTGGTCGTTGGCGACTCTATAACAATCCACTAGAAACTGTGCAAAAGAATACTAGTAGTGACCTAGACAAAACACTCTACAGATTAACCAGAGTTCGCCGCAGCCTGCTAATAAAAAATCAAACACAACAGCCTGAGTACGGACAACTTACCCCACTAGTCTTACTAGGACTACGCCAAAGCTACAACCAGCCCTACAGCCACTGGCAGGATCATCACGAGCTTAAATGGATCCTAGAACCACTGCTCTATGAAAGTTTAACACAAAACATACCTAACATTACTAACGAAGAATTGCTAGCTATTAGACAGCAAGGTTTAGCCTATCGCAGCGGACCCAAAGCTGGTACAACCAGGCCAGCTGAAAGTACTTGGAAATTGTATGGGGTGGGGGACACACAATTAGGTGACCAGACTATCTTATTACAGAGCATGATGTGTCAAATTTGGCTAGCACATCCTAAAAACCGCAGATCGACTATGATCCTAGACCCCCACAACTGGGATAGTATGCCACCACCACTAGTAGACAGCGAATTGTTTAATGGACAAAAAGTTGAACCAGCTAAAACACCAATTAGTGAGCTGCTGCCTTGGCAGATTAATACTGGTAAAATTGCTGCAGTTTAGGGTCAAAAACTACCATGAAATATACCAAAGAAATTACAGATAAGATTGTTGAACAATATAAAGGCGGAGCAACTACGTTGGAGATTGCTAATACTCTTGGCGTCCCTGACCGTAGCATAATTGCCAAGCTCTCCAGTTTGGGTGTCTACCAAAAAAAGACGTACCTCAACAAACGTGGCGAGGTGCCGGTAAAGAAGTGGGAGTATATCGAACAACTTGCCCAAACATTGGGGGTTCCCAGCGATCAGTTAGAAAGCCTAGAAAAGGTGAATAAATCGGTGTTAATCTTACTTAACAGGCGATTACTTGACCCTAAACTGGATAAATCGATTTAATCCTACACAAATAGCCCTGCCCTGTGCAGGGTTTTTTATTGCCCGTGACCGTGGGTTATTACGGTTTAGGGTCAGAAAAATTCTCTTGACTTGTGTCAAGGATTTGCACTATAATGTTGGCGCAGGACCACAGAAATTTTGATTTTGCACTAGATTAGGCACTGGCGCAAGTAAATATTTTTTGTGGTCGTGGCAACCTGACCCTAAACCGCGGCAAATTTTTTTGGGACTGCTTGCAACCTGCTCTGGTTTAGGGTCAGAAAAACTTACTTGACTTGGCCCAAGGATTTCCACTATAATGTTGGCGCAGACCAGCTCAAAGTTTTGCACTTGAGTTTTTGCACTGGCGCAGCACACCTAGGGGTGTGCTGGTTTATAGAACCTATATCGTTATGGGGTCTATATCGTTATGGTTTATAGAATTTAGCACGATTATGCTTTTTATACCGTTATGAAAACTACCCGACAGGCGGCGGCTTAGGGTCGATAAACGGCGGCAAAATCGCTTGACAGCGGCCAAAATTTTGTGGTAAAATTTTGGCGCAAGATTGTTATGTTTTTTATAACAATATAATAACCATAACTATACCCAATTACACCCAAAACCGACCCGACAAGCGGCAGTTAGGGGCCGATGAATGGCGGCAAAATCGCTTGACACGCCTGCCATTATACTAGTATAATGGCGCGGCCGCTATAAAAATTATAGCGGTGCAAATTCTATAATTTATAACCGTTATCAGAAAAATAACGGCCCGCTTGGGGGCCGTTATAGTTTCTAGAACCCTAGTCTACCAAATCCATTTCAAGCATGTTATCAATTATATAACCTGGCATCTTGGTAGTTTCACGATTTACCCAACGCTCTAGGGCTAAGAACTCTCCGATCTTGCGATCAAACTTATCGTTATCAGCACACCAGCTAAATGCAACGTCATAAAATTTAGCATGACGTGGATTGAGCACACAAGGCATAGCAACAAGGCAAAACCCGTTTTCATCGCCTACGGGCGGGCGACTGTGAACAATTCCGCCACACTCGCGCACATAAGCCAATATATCTTTGCGGATAATCTTTTGATTTTTAGTCATCTTTTCCATAACAGTTCCTTTCTAGAGTTTAGAACGAGCGGCTTTTTAGGCCGCTCTGATTTTTACAGCGGTTTGCTGTTTGCTAAGGCATCGAAAATCGCCTTGAGAGCGCTTTTGTTTGCCTTAGTTAGAGAATCTATATCATTCTCTGACAAGCGAAGGATCGCACCGATCGCATCGGCCGTTACATCTTTTTTAACAGGCTTTTCGCCAGTTTTTGTAACGTACTGTTTTGCAACGTAAACTTTCTCACGAGAAAGTTTCGCTACAATCGAACGAACGGTTTTACCCATTGCCTGAGCGATTTGCTCGACGGCAACCCCTGCCTGATAATCTGCTATAATCTTAGCAGTTTGCTCAGGCGTATAGTTAACGGCTTTTTCTGCCATGCTATAACTCCTAGAACCGTTGCAGATTCGACCCCATGTCCCCTGCAACAGAATCTATTATACACGGGTTTGCCTGGTAGATTGTCGTCACGGCGACAATTGGCCTACCATTCATCAGGTGGATCAGCGGCAACCCAACCCGACCAACGGCAGACACCATCCGACCAGCGGCACCCCCAAGGGGTTGACACGGGCACAATAATTATGATATAATTATATCATAATTTTGGCGCCATCGCTATAAATTCTATAACTTAGAGCGATATAGCAAAAAATATAGCGGCTTGCGCCGCTATTGTTTCTATAACGTCCTCACAATTGGTTCGTTTTTATTTATATAATATTCGTGGGTTGCACTTGGTGGCAAGCCATATTCTAGCATCATGCGACGCCAATCAGGCCCATGCCAAAAGTCGGTAGGGTCTTCGCCGTTAATTATATAATCTGCAACATGGATTAGCTCATGCGGTACAATAACGCAAAGCATCTCAGCTTTATAACGGTTAAAGAATTTGCTAGCAAATTCTACCTCATGCACCTCGCAATGGGCTAAACCCGCAGTGCGATACATGCGATTGCTAATTCTAACTTTTGGAACGCTATGCCTTTTTAGTTCTGGCCATAATTCTTGCATAGCAGTCCAGTGTAGGGTAACAGCGGCTGTTACAACTTTTATCAACGAATCGGCCATAATTTATACCTCGCAATAATTGTTACAAGAAATAGATTGGCAATATAGTTTGCTATAAGAATCATATCACCCTTGGGTACGATATAGATTGTCATGGAAACCATACCAATCCACCACATCGCTATAAAACCTAAGGTAAGCCCGTCTGAATTTTTAGAACGATAGGATTCGACAGCTTGGGGCAGGGCCGAAGCCCCAAGCAGTATAGAACCTAGAACGCCGAATGCTTCAAACATTGTAATGATCCTTTACCTGAAACTTTTTCCAGTCATAGGGTTCGATGCGATCGCGCCAACCTTTAGAACGTACAATTTTTTGTAGGATTGGAATCTCGAAATCTCTAGCATCTTCAAGCGCAGTATGCGGCTCAGTAATAAGATTACCAGTTACAAAACCTGCAACAGTCTCGGCATCAGTCTTGAACGTCATATTACCTTTATCGGTCGCATTATTGAAACGATGATTGTCGAGCACAAAACGCTTATACTTTTTGGAACGGCAGATATTGCCAACAGCGGCTTGCCAAAGGCAAAAGCGGCTAGTGAAAGAATCTAGAACGATACCAGAATTAGCGCATTTGCTAGAGTCGAAAGCTAGATTGTATGCAGTAAGGATCGGATCATAAGTACCGATACATTTATTGATCCAATTATTTATAGCAGTTACAGACGCAAGCATACGTGTACCAGAATCTAGCATGTTCTGATAATTAGCACGACGACGCTCTAAGTTAGCATTAGACCAAAAACCGTTAGCATTTTTATCATGGAACAGTGTAGCAGGATCATAGAACTCACGAACTAGAACGCTACAACTATTGTAAATCTTGCCGTGACGGTCACAAACCACAATGGCAAAATCCATAACGGTATCGTTAATGGTCGTTTCAGTATCTAGAACAGCGAAGTATTGTCGTTTCATAATTTATAACCTTAAAAGTTGAGCAACCCCTAGTATACCATAAAATGCCAGATAGTGCCACAATTCGCCGCCGTCCATCGGCTAGGGGCCGCCGCACATCCGACCGACCAGCGGCAGCTACCAGCCGACGAACGGTCGCCGCAGGCCTTGACACGGCCGCAAAAATTATGGTATAATTTTTGGCGCCACCGATATAAAATTTATATCGGTGTGGTTTTTATAACGTGGAACCATGTTCCACGTGAAACCTAAACTTTGTGCAAGCTATCCCAAATTGCAAGATTACGCTGTGCCATTTTTTGGTACAATTCAGCGCCTACCAAGTGGCCGCGACTAATATCGTTTCTAGAACATTGTAAATATCGTTCTGCATTTTTTAACAACATGCGACTAGCAAGTTTATGCCAAAACGTAGAACGGTTGGCTAGGTCTTTCCAATATTGCTCGCTCATACTAATTCCTCTGGTAAACTGTTATATTCTTTATAAAGGCTATCATACATGCGATTTAGCCATTGAGGATCGTTCCAATCCCTATAACTGCCAAAGCTAGGATAAAAGCCATAAATGTTATAATAAAGATCAATAAACTTATCACGAATGGTTGCTACATTTTCCATATCAATGTCCTTGTTTGCTTGGAACATAAACGCCCCTAATGTTAAAGTAATCACAAACCGCTTTAAGATATGCTACATTATCCTCATAAAATACAGCGTCATTAAAATGATAACCTAAATTGCTATACAATTTGAAAATCCGTTTTAGTCCCTCAATCTTGAGAGTACCGCCAGAACGGTTATCATTTTCATTACGGCTAACGATATGATCGGGAGTGCCTAGTTTGCTATAAATAAATGCACGATCAGCGTTCCGCAAAATGCGGGCAGTAGCAATAACAACAATACAGTGGGGATCATCGAGATCGTTTTTATATTGTTCTGCAAGTGGTAACAAACTGTCATCAAGTGCGCGATATTCATTAGCACGCCAGTAGTCGAGGTCAATGCGCTCAATACCGTTATCAACAATGGTACGATACCTGTGCATACTGCAAACGATTGTGCCATCCATATCATAGATCGCTATCCTTTTCATAACCTATATCCTTATAAAGTCTAGAATGTTGTAAGGTTTAACTTGTCTGCCCTTGCCCTATCGGCCCTATCCGAGGGTAGGCGGGGTTACTGGCCGCCTAGAGTCATGCCTTACAACAGAAACAAGTATACCTGAATTTTTGAGGTCAAATGTCGCCCAAGCGACAATTGCCTACCACCCATACCCCCACAGTCTACCACACATCAGCCGACCAGCGGTCGATCCTACCCGACAAACGGCGGCTCTGGGGCTTGACACGGTTGCAAATTATATGCTATAATTTGGCGCCTGCGCTATAAAAAATATAGCGGTATATTTTTTATAAGCTGCTACTGTTTCACGTGAAACAGTAGCGTGCAAGGAATGTTATCATAAACATAACGTACAGCCACAGGGCTAGGGTGAGTGTTCTCATTCTTGCATTGATCCAGTAAGTGTATTGTAATGCTTATTATAGCTAGGCCCAGTGAGCTTGCGGCCCAAGATTCTATTTTTTATAAGCCACATGAAACCTTTGTAATCAGTGGGAACAATAAAAAACTGTAACGGTTCCTCAACGGCAACTTCAGCTCGACGATTGAACGCTATAATTTTTGGATCAGTGGCAAGTGCTACATTTTTCATAACATTTATATAGGGGCTTGCGCCCCCTATACCCTAGTTGGCAGAGTTACGGATAAAATCCGAGATTGCGCGAAGTGCGCTCTTGTTAGCCTTCGTTAACGATTCTATATCGTTCTCGCTGAGCTTGAGAGCAGCACCGATGAAGTCGGCGTGAACATCCTTTTTCACGGGAGCTTCACCGTTCTTGGTTTTATATTCTTTAGCGATATAAACCTTTTCACGACTGAGCTTCGCTACAATTGAGCGAACAGTCCTGCCCATAGTCTGGGCAATCTGCTCAACCGTAACACCGGCTTGGTATTGTTCTACAATCTGAGCAGTTTGCTCAGGGCTATAATTAGGGGCTTTGGCTGTTGCCATTTCAGCTACTCCTGTTTGTTTATCGAGTTTTTATTATAGGTCTATCGAGCAGCAGTAGCAAGTACCGTTTGTCAGCCGACGAGTGGCAGTTGACAAAACCGAAAGATTACTGCTATACTTAGGTGGACAGGGGCGGTTATCAGACTATTATATAATCTATAGCGGTGGGCCCTCCCACACGCGTACTTCAAGAAATTTTTCCAAACAAGCTAAGGTGCCAAAATCTATGCTTGACCCTAAACCACCACTAGTGTTACAATCATAAAAATTGGAGTAAACCATGACCACTCACCTGCCCGCAGAAACCATCAAAATAAGTCCAGAAGCACTAGAAATTGCCAACTGCTATCTTCAACTGCAAGACGCCAGAGCGGTTGCCCATGAACTAAGCATTGATCCCGAACTGGTAACAACCACACTAGCTCGTCGTGAAGTACGTGGTTATATTGATCAGGTATTCTTTGACACCGGCTACAACAACCGTTTTCTTATGCGTCAAGCCATGGATGCCATAATCAAGCAAAAGTTTCAAGAACTAGATGAGGCGGGAGTAGGTAGTTCAAAAGACATTGCCGAACTACTAGCCTTATCACATAAAATGAGCATGGACTTGTTAGACCGTGAAATACAGCTGGAGAAGATCCGACAGGGTAGCCCAGGCCCCAGCAAGCAGGTTAACGTGCAGATCAATGAAGGTGGTGATGGTACCAAGTACGGCCAGCTTATACATAAATTAATTAGTGGTGAAGGTGTGTAGTGTTAACAGTAAGCAGAACAGATGTAGAGTGTGATTATATATACGAGTTTCCAGCCGACCGTCGATTTATTAAACTGCCTATTGACAACTACCTGCGTTTGCTTGGGATCTACGATACAATCAATCGTCCGCAGATTGCATTGATCAATGCTATCAACAGCCCACAATATCGTTTTATTTGTGCAGCACTTGCCAGGCGATTAGGCAAAACCTACATAGCCAATGTTATAGGTCAGCTGGTAACCCTAGTGCCCAACTGTAATGTGTTAATTATATCGCCAAACTATAATCTCAGTTCAATCTCGTTTGAGCTACAGCGTAAATTGATCAAGCACTTTGACCTGGAAGTAACACGTGATAATCTTAAGGACAAAGTAATCGAATTGTCGAATGGTTCAACTATTCGCATGGGATCTATTAGTACAGTGGATAGTACAGTTGGGCGTAGTTATGACCTTATAATATTTGATGAGGCTGCCCTGAGCGAGCGTGGTGAGGAAGCATTTAATGTACAGCTACGTCCTACACTAGACAAGCCGAATAGCAAGGCAATATTTATTAGTACACCGCGTGGTAAAAACAACTGGTTTTCAAAGTTTTTTAGTCGTGGCTTTGATACCAACTTTCCCGAGTGGGTGAGTATACAAGCAGATTATACTGAAAATACCAGGATGGCTGAGTCGGATGTGGAGGAAGCACGCCGCAGCATGCCTAAAGCAGAGTTTGAGCAGGAGTATATGGCCAGCTTTACCAGCTACTTGGGTCAGATTTATGAAGGTTTCCGCCAGGAGTATGTGCTAGAAGAGTTGCCAGATCTACGTGGCGAAACTATAGCTGGACTAGATCCAGGTTACAAGGACGAAACAGCCTGGGTAACTATTACCTATGATTATGCAACTGACTGTTTTTATTGTATACAGGACTACCTAGAATCGGAGCGCACTACACGTGAGCACGCCGAGCACTTTACCCGTTTTGTTGAACAATATTCGGTAGAAACTATATTTATTGATAGTGCAGCTGCACAATTTGCAGCGGACCTAGCCTACAACTATGAGTTAAGTACTACACGCGCTAAAAAAGATGTACTACCAGGCATTGCCTATGTGCAAACCTTAGTGCAGCAAGGTAGATTTAAGGTTCATCACAGTTGTCAACATGTTCTGGCAATGCTAGATCAATATCAGTGGGATGATCGTGAGGGATTAACTCGTGAGCGCCCAAAGCATAATCGTTTTAGTCACATGGCTGATGCAGTGCGTTATGCACTTTACAGTTATGTAATCTAACCCTAAAAAATTTTGCTACTTGACTTTTAGTAGCACTAGTGGTATAATTGTGTTTAAAAGATGGCAAAAAATACAAATAATCGTATTGCAGTAAAATGGGTACGCGACAAGGCTAAAGCAGCCTATGTCAAACAAGGCAGTTGCTATATTTGCGGTGGTACGGGTGATCTTGAGTTACACCACCTGCACAGTATAACTAACCTGTTATATGCGTGGGCAGATAGCCTAGGTTATGATATTAGTACTGATAGTGGTATTCTAGCAGTTCGAGATGAGTTTATTAGTGAGCATTATGTAGAATTATATGAGCTGGTGTACACACTGTGCAACCGACACCATGTAATGCTGCACAGTGTTTATGGTAAAATCCCTAGTGTAGCTAGTGTGCCCAAGCAAAAGTCTTGGATTGAAACTCAGCGTGCCAAACTTGTTGGTGGTGTGGTTGAAAAGTCCAGTGGATTTTTCACCAAATTTACCTAGGGGATTATAGTGGCAATAATGGACAGATTACGTGGTTGGGTGGTTGAAAAACTAAATCCAGCCCAAACAAGCATACACTTAGATGAAGGCACTCACATAGGCAGTGAGGCCCGCATAGTTAATTTTCGCACAGCTTATAAGACCATAGACAGTGTTAACAGATCTGTTAACATGCTGGTCAATGCTTGTGCTAGCTTAGACTATGATGTAAAAGATAAAGTACACGAAGGTGTTGTTAATGGCATACGTCAAAAGACATTAACAACACTACTTAATTTTAGACCTAATCCTTATCAGTCAGCTGTTGATTTTCGCAGTGCGCTGTTTAAGGATATATTGTTAGACGGCAATGCGTTCATACACTTTGATGGTGTATTTATGTACCACCTGCCAGCTAATAATGTGGAAATTATTACTGATAGTAAAACATACATACGCGGCTATCGCTATAATGGAGTGGTAAACTTTCCTGAAGCTGAGGTATTTTACTTTAAAGACCTATCAGCTGATAGCATCTATCGCGGTGCTAGCAGGCTAGAAGCTTGCATGGAAAATATTAGCATACTCTACAGCATGCAGGAGTTTCAGCAAAAGTTCTTTGACAATGGCACTATATTTGGACTAGTGCTTACATCAGAAAATACACTGTCGCAAGCTGCTAAAGAGAAAACATTACAGTACTGGCAGCAGCGCTATAATAGTAAGTCGGGTGGAAAGCGACCTATTATCCTTGATAGTGGACTGAAGCCGCATAAATTGTCAGATCAAAACTTCAGTGACCTAGATTTTGACGTAGCCATGCGCACGCACAGTGAGCGTATAATGAGTGCTATAGGCATTCCGCCTATATTATTGCAAGGTGGCAATAATGCAAACATTTCGCCTAATTTGCGGCTATTCTACCTAGAAACCGTATTACCACTAGTTAGACTCTACAACAGTGCACTAGAGCGATATTTTGGCTATGACCTAAGTCCTGTAATTAGTACAATTAGTGCACTGCAGCCAGAGCTTAAAGATGTGGCCAGCTACCACAGCACACTGGTAAATGGTGGAATTATAACGCCTAATGAGGCCCGTGAAGAATTAAGGTACGCCAAACTAGAAGGTGGCGATACTATAAGAATACCTGCTAATATAGCAGGTTCAGCAGCCAATCCATCGATAGGTGGTAGGCCTAGTACGACAAAGGAGTAATATGAATACAAAGCTAGATAAATTACTCTATTTAAGCAGTAAGTTTACAGCTAGTACAGAGTCTGATGATAGCATTTTTATTGAAGGATATGCTAGCACAGTAGACCGTGATCGGCAAGGTGACGTAATCCCTATGGCAGCATGGAATAGTGGATTAAAAAATTACCTTAAAAATCCAATTATACTAGCCTATCACAATCATCAGATGCCAATCGGTAAAATGATTGAGCACAAGGTAACAGATCAGGGTTTGTGGATTCGAGCGCAGATTCCTGGAGAAGTGGGTGATGTATACAAACTGATTAAAAAGGGAATATTAAGTGCATTTAGCGTAGGATTTAGAGTTCGTGATGCGGACTATGACAATGCTACCGAAACGTTTTTAGTTAAAGAACTAGAGCTACATGAAATCAGTGTAGTTTCAGTACCTGCAAACCAAAACACACTTTTTAGTTTAGCCAAGGCATTTGACACTGCCGCAGATTTTGAGTTATTTAAACAGCAATTTGCACCAGCACCAAAGGAATCAGCTAAAAAGCTAGATACCCCAAAAGCAGCAAAAAGCACAACAAATGAGGAATGGGATATGGATCCAAAGGAATTAGAGAAATTACTAGCAGATGCTGCTGCTAAAGCTGCTGAGCAAACTGCTAAAGCCGTGCTAGAAGCACAAACAAAGGCTGCTGAAGAAGCTAAGCGTAAGGTTGCTGAAGAAGAAGCCCTACAAGCAAAAATTAAAGCTGCAGTTAGTGCAGTAGCTCCAGCTGCTCCAGCTGTTGTACAAACAGTTGACACAGGTGCAGAGCGTCTACTAAGCGACATTGAAAAGCGCCTAGAAGATCAAGCCAACGAGCACAAGAGTGCGATTGAGGGCTTAGAGAGTGCTATTCGTGAAAAAGCCAAAGAGCTAGAGCAACTACAAAACAAGAGTGCTGAGTTAGATGCACTACAGCGTAGTCGTATGCAGTTTATCGAGCCAAAAGATGGCGACGTTCCTTTTGCCGAGAAAGAAAAGGCTGTATTTATCAGCAAGATCACCGGCAGACCATTAGAAGAAACACAGTATGGTCGCGAAATCCTACAAAAGTATGCTAGCGGTGGTACAGCTGGTGCTGTAGGCAGCAGTGGTGCAGGTGGCAAGATTCGCCTACCAGGTGCTAACTGGGAAACTGAAGTTAGCTTAAACATGGAAGAAGAAATGCGCCGTAGACTAGTGGTTGCCGGTACAATCCGTCAAATCGCTATGAGCCAGCCATTTATGAAGATTCCTATTAACCCAGACACAGATGCAAACGCAACTTGGGTAACAAATGCACAGTTTGCTACTGACACAGGCGTTAGCAGCGGTGATGTTCGTACACATGCGCTAAAAGAAATCGACCTAAGCAGCAACAAACTAGCAACCAAAGAGTATGTTGCGTTTGAAGAAGAGGAAGATGGACTTATTGCACTAGTACCTATTATCCGTGACGCTATTGTACGTCGTATGGCTAAGACACTAGACAAAGCTATGCTTATCGGTAATGATGTTGGATCAACAACATATGCTGCAGGCATTAATGGTCTTGCTTATTATGACGGTAGCGGCACAAGCTCACCAACAGTTGCTGTAGGTGGTGCACTAACAGTAGCTAATGTTATTGCAGCTCGTAAAAGTCTAGGTGCTTGGGGTCTTGATCCAGCAGAACTAGTAGCATTTGTAAGTACAACAGCTTATTATGATCTACTAGCAGACAGCACCTTCCAAACAATTGATAAAGTAGGCGATCGTGCTACACTATTAACTGGTCAAATCGGTAGCATTGGTAATACACCTGTTATCGTTACAGCACAGTTAACTGGTGCATCTGCTAATGACCCACTAATGGTCTTAGTAAATCCACGTAACTTTATTGTTGGTAACCATCGTGCAATGCGCATGGACACAGATGATGAAGTAGTAAATCAGCGTCGTGTTCTAGTAGCTAGCTTACGTGTTGGTATGACCCGCCTAACAAGCAATGAAGGTAGTGGCGTAGTAGCAGTTCGTTACGCTTAATTAAGCTTAAGGCAGGATTCGCAAGAGTCCTGTCTCTAAAGCCCGATATAGTCGGGTTTTAGAGACACATGGAGTTTTTATATGGCTGACTTAATTACTAGAAATGAGTATAAGAATTACTTAGGAATTACTAGTAGTAATAAGGATCAAGAGATTGATTTACTTATTCCTAAGGTTAGTAGTCTTATAAAAACTTATTGCCGTAGAAGTTTTATAGACAACTATGACGATCCTAAAGTAGAGACGTTTGAGGGTGGATTTAACACCTTTATATTAAATGAAACACCAGTTAGAGAAGTCTTATATGTAGAACGTAGCATAGACTTTGGACAAAGTTATACTGTAATCAGTCAATATGTAGACTGGGTACTAGACGGCAATAATATTCGCAGTATTAAAGATGCAGTGTTTAAACCATATATACGAGGCTATCAAGTTACCTATTTAGGTGGTTACGAAGAAACACCAGAAGATTTAAAACTTGCTGCCATGGATCTTGTAGAATACTATAGTAAGAATAATAGTGCTGTGCATGTAAATCGCGATGTTACGCCTAACGTAACACAAATACAGTATGTATCTACTACAAACTTTCCAGCACATATTAAACGCGTACTAGATCAATATATGGCGGACTATGCGTAATGGATGCAGGACAATTCCTATCCTTTATAAGTGGTTATAGAAAAGCTACTAAACTGCCAAAAACATCGCAGGCTAAAATAAATGAATTTTTGCGTAAAGCCAACGATGATTTACGCGATGTGATAGAAAATGCAACCCCTGCACTAATAGTATTAGATACACAAGTATATCAGCAAGCATGTCAAGATTTCGTACAAGAACTACGTAATCCAGAGAGCAGCACTAGACAATTTATAGAAAGTTTAGCTGGTGGCATACGCCGTGATGATCTGGATTTTGAAAGTGAGCTACAATCACTACTAAATTCATATAGACCACCACAAATAGATATTAAGCAGATAACTAGTAAAATAGCCACAAAACAACATACACTAGAAGAGTTTAGTGATATTGTTAGCAGAGCTTTTAATAGTCTTAATAGTGGTCTAGCCGCATTTATGCCAGGCATACAAGCGGGTGATGCAGCAGCTACTGGCAAAGCAAGATATAGAGTTACAGCTGCAGGCAGAGCTATTAGAACAGAATTTGCAAGAAAAACTCCCTGCAAATTAAAAAATGCTGGTAGCATAGTAGAAAACTTTAACGAATCTACACAAGAAATATTTCTTGGTGCTACTTTTGCCACACTGCGTAGCGCAGTAAACAGCGTACTTACACCAATCATTAGAGAAAGTTTTAGTAGTAGTGGTATATTTTTAGCAGAAAAAAGCACAGATAAATCAAAGATCAATAAAAATACACCTGCTGCTGATATTAATCGCGCATTTACAATAGGTGAAATTGTTGTATTTGGTCATACTGGTGCTAAAAGTACAGATCCAGAAACTGGAGCAGTTGAAATAGTTGGTTTTATAAGTCCGTGGATACAACAGATAATGTTGTTAGCAGCTCAATCTAGCGAGCCACAAAATGGCACAGATATTATAAAGGGTTTTGTTAATACTAGTGGACAAATAAACTACAGCGTACAATTTTCTAAACAAGTTTCACCGCAAATAAAAACTCTTATGCAAGCTCAACTAGCAGTAGTTGTGCCAATGACAGTTAAGACTAATAAAACTATACTACAAGGTGAAACACAAGCAGCTGATCAAATTATACAAAATTTATTTGGTACTACTTACAGAAAATTACGAAGTAGTTTAATAGATCGTGTGCTAAGTGCAGACAACTTACGTAGACTAGTAACTGGCTTAAAGTTTTCACCAACACTTATTCAATCGCTAGAGGTAGGTTTTGTAGAATTATTAAAAACAGGTAAGTTTAAAACTAGTAGTAAAGCTACTAGTAAGAAAGCAGAAGCTTCTGTTACAGCAGAGAATATAGTTAAATTAAACCTTAATAAAGGTGCGGTTAAAAAGGTAAAATTACCTACTACAACCTTAAAATCAAAAGCTACTAGAATACCCAAGAGCAAAACAGTACAAGAACAAAAGTTGCAGCAAGAAGTAGACTTGTTAAGTTTGCAAAATTTATTGAATATCAATCTTGCTCAAACTGTGAAACAAAATATGGGTACTGGAACTCGCAAGGATGTACTCAACCTACGGAGTGGCAGATTTGCAGAAAGTGTACAAGTAGAGCGACTAACGCAAAGTCGTGAAGGTACTGTAACTGCATTCTATAATTACATGCGTAATCCATATGCTACGTTTAGCCAAGGTGGCAAGCAGCAATATCCTCGTAGCAGAGATCCTAAAACATTGATCTCCAAGTCAATACGCGAAGTAGCACAACAACTAAAGATTTCAAGATTAAGGGCCGTACTAGTATGAGCAAACGAGCAAAGATTGTAGCGGCCCTTGCCGAAAAGTTTAAGGTTATAGATGGTTATCCACCATATATAACTAACCTAAGCAGTAACAGTTTTGCCAAACTAAAGTTTTGGGATGAGATACAAGATTTTCCCAGCGTTTATTTAAGTCCTGGCACAGAAACTCGCGACTATCTTCCTAGTGATTTTACCTGGGGATTACTACGAGTATGTGTTAAAGTCTACTGTAAAAGCGAAGAAGATGCACAAGAGCAACTAGAACAATTGCTTGCAGACTTAGAAACTTGCATAGACTTAAACAGACGACTAGTATACGATACAGACAATAACCATGAAACCACAGAAATTTTAATAGACTCAATAACTACGGATGAGGGCCTATTAGCTCCCTATGCAGTTGGCGAGATTAACTTACAAGTCCGTTATCAGGTCATGTAAGCAACCGTATTTTGAACAGCCAAATACAGATAAACATCTCGTAACAGCTGGACAAATACCTTTAATTAAAGGGAAATAAATATGTCAGTTAATTTATTACGTAATAGTAAAGTATTTTTTACTACTAATATACAGGTAGAAGACCCAAACCGTGGTGTAATTAAAACAACAGGACACCTTCCTAGTAATACTTTTGAAATTCAAGTATTAGACGATCTTAGTTTTAGCCAAACAACTGCCGTAGAAACTATTGGTGTTAATGAAACAGGTAACGCTCCTGTACGTGGTCAGCGCACATTTAATACTTCACTTAATCCGGTAGATTTTAGCTTTAGTACATACATGCGTCCAGCTCAAGTTGGTACTGCTGGAGCTATAACGGTGCTAACTCCAAGTTACGGTGGTACTGCTATGATTGCATGGAACGTTGCATCACCACCAAGTCAAACCGCTTTAAACACGACTACCGCTGCAATTGCCAGCGATTATGGTCCTAATACTCAAGTAATTTGTGCAGCTCCAGCAGGTGCAAATACACGTGCAGCAGTTTTATATCCTGTATTTGGTACAGATCCTTTACTTACAGCGACTTATAATAAATTAGTTGGATTTGGTATTGCTGATGGCGGCAAAGGTTATTCAACAGGAGATACGCTTACAGCTACTGTATTTGATCCTGATAGTGGTGCTGAAGCAGCCACAGCTATTACTTTTGATATTACTCTCGCTTCTACTGGTACACCTACAGCAATTACTTGCGAAGAAAATGTACTTTGGAACGCAATGTTTAGTCCTGATCAAGCAGGTACTCCATCGTCAAATATGATAAATACAAGGCCAACTGGAGTAGGTGCTTGGAAAGACAGTACGGCAGGCGGATCAGATCCAGCCACTTTAATATTAACAAACTCTAATAGTCATCAATTACAGCGTTTTGGATTAATTGTAGTATTTGATCAAAATACATTTTTATTACACGATTGTTCACTGAATACTGCCACTATTGATTTTGGAATAGACGCTATTGCTACAATTCAGTGGAGTGGTCAAGCTAGGCGCGTTGTACGTATAGATACACCTAGTGGATTTGCTGCCGCAGCTACTAGTGGTGGAACAGGTACTATAGGTACAACTGGTGTCGTTACTAATCAATTACAAGGCACCTTCAGAGGAAAACTATTTGATTCACCATTTATTGCTAATAAATTAAGCACAATTACATTAGCTACTAAAATTGGTACAGAAGGTAGCAGCCCTAATTATCTCGGCACAATTAACGCAGATTCAGACGTAAAACAATATACAATGCCATTAACTGGTGGTAGTATTACACTAACAAATAATATTACTTATCTAACACCGGCTTATATGGGTGCTATTAATCAACCAATTGCATATTTTACTGGTAGTAGAAGCATAACTGGTAGTTTGACAGCTTATTTACGTACTGGTGATGCAACTAATAATACTAATAGATATAGTGCTAATCTATTTAGTGATTTAATTTCACAAGTAAATAGTGATAGTGACCCTGAATTCTTTTTACAAATAGAAATTGGCGGTATTAATAATGCTACAAAAGTTTTACTACAAATGCCTGCTGCTGTATTAACTATACCTACAGTTAATGCTGAGTCTGTAATTACAACTACTGTTAATTTTACTGCTCAAGGGCATGATAACGGTAAATTTGACATTATCAAAGATAACGAAATCGTTATTAAGTATTTTGCTTAACCAACAGGGCTAGATTAGCTAGCCCTACTAACCAAATAATATAAATATGTCTGAACTCAGTTTAAAATCTTTACTAGTACCATCAAAAGCTGTTGAAGTAGAATTTCCTGGTATGCCAGGATTTATTATTAATGTAGCTTTTTTAAGTCGTGAAACACTTATTAATATTCGAAAAAAAGCAACTAAAACTACATTTAAAAATCGTCAGCCACAAGAAGAACTTGACGATGAGCTATTTTTAAAATTATATGTAGATAATGCTGTTAAAAATTGGCGCGGATTAAAAATTAGTTACTTAGAACAGCTAGCTCCAGTAGACGTCAGTGCTTTAGATCCAGAAAGTGAGCTTAATTATACAGCAGAAAATGCGCTATATTTAATGAAAAATAGTACTAACTTTGATAGTTTTGTCAGTGAACAGGTAAGTGACCTGGGAAACTTTTCGAAGAACAAATAACTGTAGTTGAAAAGCAGCTAAAAGGATACTTTTCAAATAGTGAAATTGGTATGACTAAAGAAGATTATTTCACTATGTGTGAACACTTAGGTACAGAGCCAATTGAAAGTGAAATACCCGTAGAATTGGACGACTTACCACTAGAAGTGCAACAAGCATTACTAGTCTACCGTATGCTAAAAGATGACTGGGAAGGATTTAATGGCATATACTTAGGTAAAAGTTATATTGGCCTAACAGAAATTTTACACTATACAGAAGTTGAGCCACAGGAACATAAAATTATACTAACGCTTATTAGAATAATTGATGGTATACGTAGCAATATATTAAATGAAAAACAGAAAAAGCCCGCTAAACAGTAGTTAGTGGGCTTTTTTATTACTAAAAATTTTTGTGTTTGACATTTCAAACCCCTTGTGATATAATTGGTTTAATCTTACACAAAGTTGTGTAGTCTAGAACAAAGTGCTGTGGAGTAGCTATGGCAGAAAATCAAGTAAATATTAATCTTAGTTTGTTAGATCAGCAAGGTACTATTAAAAAACGAACTGCTGAAGTAGAAAATTTAAATAACAAGCTAGATAAAACACAAAAATTAGCTAGTGGAGGAATCCCTGCTACCGGAACCAAAACCGGAGCACAAGCCTTGCGCGCTACAGAAGCACCAGATTCAACCGTTAGACTACAGCGCACTGTTGTTAGTACAGGTATGCAGGATAGTACACGTGATCAAACACGTCCAACTCCTAGACGTGCTGCATATGGCACTACTTCCATGGATGATTATACAACTGCTGGCGGAGTCAGTGGTCGTGGAGGAGCTGGTGCACGTGACTTTGCCGCTGAAGCTCAAGGCTTAGGCGGGCTAGTTAGACTATATGCTACCTATGCTGCAAACGTATTTGCCGTAAGTGCCGCATTTACTGCACTACGTGAAGCTATGAGTACTGAAATTATGGTACGTGGCATGGAACAGCTAGGAGCCGCTACAGGTCAAAGTTTAGTAAGCATGAGTAAAAGCTTTGTAGCTGCTACTGATGGCATGGTTAGTTTTCGCGAAGCAGCCGAAGCAGTAACAAAAGCTAGTTCTGCTGGATTAGGTCGCGACCAAATTTTAGCTGTTGCTGAAGTAGCAAAAGGTGCTAGTCAGGCACTTGGTGTTAACATGAGTGATGCCGTTAGCAGGCTTAGTCGCGGTATTGTTAAACTAGAACCAGAACTATTGGACGAACTAGGTTTATTTACTAAAACCGGTAAAGCAGCTGAAGATTATGCACGTAAAGTTGGTAAAACAGAAAGCCAACTAACAGATTTTGAACGTCGCCAAGCATTTGCCAATGCAGTGCTAGAGGAAGGTCGTAAAAAGTTTGGTGAAATTGCACAAGAAGGCAATCCCTATGATAAATTGTTAGCTGAACTTAAAAATACCGCACAAGATATATTAAAAGTAGTAAATACTGTAGTAGGCCCTATAGCTAAAGTACTGGCAGATAACACAGGCCTAATAGGTGCAGCTATAGCGCTGGCCGCTGTAAAAATTACACAACAAGCCATACCTGCACTAGGTAATTGGCAAAAAAGTCTTACAGCAAGTGCTCAACGTGCAAAAGCTAACTTAGAAGATATAGGTACCGCTTTTCAAGAAAATTTAGTTACTAAAGCGCAACAAAAAGCCGGCTTACCAGAACTAGAAAAACAGCTTGAAACTGCTAAGCGTGAATTAGCTGGTATGGGCGGTAAAGGTTTTAGAAGTAGTGGGTATGATCCTGATAATCAGCGAATACGTACAGCTAAAGAAATTCAAACAGAAGAAGCTAAAATAAACAATCAACTAACTCGTGGCAATGATTTGCAAAAACAAAAAGCCATGAAAGCCCAAGCGGTACTAGACATTGAAAAGCGTATACTTGATATTCAAACTAAAATTAATATTGCTCATGATTTAACTCAAAATGCAATGGATAAAGAAGCAACTATACTATCCAGAACTTGGCAAATTGAACAAAATGTAAGAAAAGCTCAAGCACAGTATGCTGGTGCAAAAGCTCGCGAACAAGTTAGTAAGGATGTATATAGTGAAGGTGTAGGCGGAGCTATAGGTAATCTCGTAAAAACTGTTGGCGCTGATAAAAGCATGACAGGCCTAGGTAAAGCTACTACTATTGTTACAGGAAGTATACAAGCATTAGCTCAAGGCTTTGGCATACTATTTAATGCTGTAAGTAGGTTTTTTGGTTATTTAGGCGTAGCTTATTCAATATTTGAGGTACTAGATAGCTTATTTAGTACTAATAGTAAAAGTGCTAGTAAGTTAAAAGATAGCATAGAACAACTAGAAGATGTTACTAAAACTGCAATAGATACAAATAAAAAATGGGAAGGTTCATTAAGTTTAGAAGCAGCAATTGCGTATGCAAATAGTTTAGACTCACTAACTACTAGTGTAAGAAACTCTATAAAAGCATTTAATGAGTTTAAAGCAGAAAGTAGTTGGTTTGACAATTTTGTTGAAGGATTCTTAAGATTTCTTCCTGGCATTGATAGTATGGGAGAAAAATTATCTAATCAACTAGGAAAGGCAGTAATGGCTAGTATAGAGGCCTTACCCGCTGGCCCGGCTAGAGAAGCTTTTAAACAGCAATACGCCCAAATATTAGACATACCTACTTCAAGATTAACAGCAACAAATGTTGCTGAAGCAGTAGGGGCTGGTGGCCCTGATAAAATGGCCGAGGTAGAGTCTGCTCTTAGTCAAGTAAATAAACGCGTACAAGAAAGTAGCGTATATTTAAAAGGCTTAAAAGACAGCGGAGATTTAGCTGAAAAATCTATGGCTAGTTTTATGAATAGCATGAAAGATAGTAGCCCAATGACTACTTTCTTTTCTAGTGCTATTAAATATAGTGGTGAATTAAACAAAGCTCTAACAGACGAGTCATTTACTACTGTAGCCGCCGGACTTGATAAATTAAGTAATACAGACCTATCATTATTTGGCACAGCCGCGCTAGATATTCAAAGTTTAATATTTCAATTTAACGAACTAAAACCAGCGTATGAAAGTGCAGCAAAACAATTAGAAGGTTTTAGGGATAAATTAGCTGATTTAGAGAAACGCAGACAAAGTAAAAATTTAACTAATGCTGGTAAAAGAGAGCTAGATGAACAAATAGCAGCACAACAACGAATAGTATCTGCACAAGAACAAGGCGTTGAAAAAATACGAAACGAAATTCAAGCACTAGGCAAAGAAGCTGAAACCTTTATTAAACGAAGCATAGCAGAACAAGTAGCTGCTAGTATAGAACAATTTAAACTTAAATTAGCACAAGTACAATTACAGTCACAAAAAGACATTGTTAGTAAAGGTTTTGCAGATACAGTTAGCGGTACTAAAGCTGTAGCAGATATATCAAAAAGACAGGTTGATGTAGAACTAGAGTTAATTACCAGTCAAGATAGATTAGCTGATAGAATAGAATTATTACGTCTTGAAATTCAAGATGCTAAAGATAGAGAAGCGCTGCGCAAAGTAACATCAGGAGAAGGAATTGTTAGTGATGCTGGTGAAAAAATACAGCAAGGCATGCGTGCCAGAGAGCTAAAGAAACAATTTTTAGAAACTGGTGGTAAATTTACTTCTGGCACAACACAAAAAAGTTTTGATGCACAACTTCAAGAACTACAAAAACAAATACCAGAAAATACTGATTTGCTAGCTATACAGGAAAGAAGAACTAAAACTGCTTTAGGTGTAGCAAATGCTGCAGCTAAAAAATTATCTATTGATTTTGACGCTGCAATAAAAATACTAGACATTGAAGCCAAACGTCAAACAGATAAAATACAATTTGAATTTGATAAGTTAAGTAATATTATCGGGGCTATAGGCAGTGATACTCCTGAAAGACTTGGGGCTCAATTAGATTTAGTTCAAACTGTACTACAAGAGCAATATAAGTTAATAGATCAAGCAGCAGATGCGGCTTTACAGCGAGCACAAACTGCTAGAGATATGGCACTTAAAGCCGGCCAAGATCCCACACAAGTAGGAACACAGTTTGCAGAAAAAACCGGTCAAATTGAACTAGAGCGTAGTCGTAAAAAAGAACTGTTAGCTCAAAAAACAGCCTTAGAAGAACAAGGCAAACAAGCTGCCTATAATTTGCAAATTACAGAACGTACGCTTGACAGAGAAATAAAATTAGCTAACGCAAGAAAAAGTGCTATAACAGGTACTACTTCTGAATCAGAACGCATGAGGCAAGACCAAGATAGAAGGTTGCGTGGACTGCAAATGGGCAGAGAAAGGGCCGGCGAAGCAAAAACTCTAGCAGAAGAAGAAGGTCGATTGAACGTTTTCAGAGAAGACCTTGTAAAACAGTATGGAGTAGATGGGCAAATAAGTGCAGGTGATCAGGCCAGATTAGCTTCGCTAAGTCAAATAGTTGATAAAACAAGAGAACAAATACAGGCAAATGAAGCCGTTAGAAAAGCAGTAGAAGCTATTACTAGATCAGTAGAAGATTCCAATTTAACTACTAAACAAATTGCTGAGCAAGATGCATTACGATTAAGTCAGTTAGAGGCCGAGAAATTAATTTACGAAAGTATAGCGGAACTAAAGTCACATGAGCTTGCCATAGACCAACAACGATTTGATATTCTTGATAGTTTAGGTATGTATACTCAAGATGAGAAAAATAGGCTTAGTGCTAACTTACAAATTAAACAAATAGACCTTAATGTCGAACGTGAATTGCGCGATATAGCTGCTGAAAAGGTACGACTAGAATTAGCATTAGCTGCCGCTAAAAGAGCTGCTGAAGGGGTTGAAAAGGTAGATCCCAAAACTGATCCTTCTGTAATTAAGGCTGAGCAAGATTTGGCAAACCTAGATGCTAGACGTAATATGGTAGTACGACGCGCTGAAAATGCTAAGGAATTAGTAGAACGTAGTGTTATGGTTCCAGATAGGTTCAAAAATTTTGCTAATGAGTTTGAAAAAATGTTTGATGGTATGGCAGATGCAATTGTTAATTGGGCAACTACTGGTAAAGGTGCTTTTAAAGATGTAATTAACAGCTTCTTGCAAGATATATTACGTTATGAAATGCGCTTACAAATGCACGCATTATATGTAAATGCACTAAAACCATTATTAGGTAATTTATTTAGTAATTTATTTGGTACACCTATAGCTGCTCAGGGTGGTGGAGCTATGGCAATGGGCGGAGCATTTGATGCAGGAATACGTAAATATGCCATGGGCGGAGCCATGGATTATACTAGAGAATATAGTATACCAGGATACGCTAAAGGGGGAATGTTTACAAATAAAATTGTAAATAAACCTACCTTATTTAAAGCTGCTGATGGATTAGGTTTAATGGGAGAAGCAGGTCCAGAAGCAATAATGCCTTTAAGTCGTATGAAAGATGGTGCTCTTGGTGTAAAAATGAGAAACGATTATAGAGATCCAGAACACGAAAAATCAAGTAGAGGGAATGTTAAAATAGATATACATAACTACAGTGGACAACAAGTACAGCAAAAAGAAACTACAGATAGTCAAGGTAATAGAAGAGTTGAGCTAATAATCGGCGAGATGGCAAGCTCAGAAATTACTAGAAGCGGTGGATCTACGAGACAAGCTATATCTAGTACGTTTGGTATACAGCCAACATTAATTAGGAGATAATAATGGCTACATCTAGTTATACTTGGCCAACAGACCTACCACAGACACCCTTAAAAGGTTTTACAGAAACAGGAGGAGTTCTACTTAGTAGAACTCCTACCGAAAAAGGTCTGCCAAAGATGCGTAGAATTGGACAAATTCCCAAAGTTATTAATATGACCTTCTTGATGACAAATGACCAAGTACAAATATTAGAAAATTTTATATATAATACTATTAAAGGGATATTTAGATTTAATTTTCTACATCCTAGAACCGGCGTCAATGAAGATGTTCGAATACTTCCTACTGGCGAAGGCCAGTTATTTACTTTAACTTATTTAGCACCAGGCTACTATAACGTAGATATGCAAATGGAAGTACTACCATGAGTAGGTTAGAGTCCGCAACGCCTATGACACCAGCCGCTATTAGAGCAGTATTAGCTCCTGAAAGTGGTGATGATTTAATTATTTTATTAACTATTTATGATCCTGACGATGAAACTCAAATAGTAGCTAGATTAGCTGATGGATTTATACAAAGACTTTCATCTTCCGTAGTAATCGGTGATGCTAGTACTGGAGGAGCAGCTACTTATAGTACAGACGATGACGATATTATATATGGAGTTGTTAGTAGAGGCGAAAATTACTTATACTTACCTCTAGAAATAACTTTACCTGATGAAACAGATGGTAGGTCTTCAAGAGCCAGTATTGTAATATATGATGTTACACAATATCTTACTCCCCTTATAAGATCCATCAATGGTCCACCAAAAGTAAAATTAGAAATTATTCTTAGTAGTACTCCAAACATACCAGAGGTAGTATTTACTGATTTTTATATTTATAATATAACGTATAATAAGGACACGGTTACTGCTGATTTATCAATGATAAATTATGATAGAGAGCCATTTCCTCAACATACATTTACTCCAGCATATTTTCCAGGGTTATTCTAATGTGGTCAAATAAATATATTGGTATACCTTTTAAAGATGGCGGTAGAGATAGCAATGGCGTAGATTGCTGGGGGTTAGTTCGTCTTGTTTATAAAAATGAATTTAATATAAATTTACCAAGCTTTTCAACCGAATACTATACTACCAGTGATATAGAACGATTAGAAGAATTAATTAATCAATATCGTGAAGGCTGGACGGAAACAAAGGAGCCTAAGGAAGGATCAATAGTATTATTTAGAATGATGGGTCGAGGTACTCATGTAGGAGTATTAGTTAATACTACTCAATTCTTACATGTAAATGAAGACAGTACAAGTACTATAGAAAGTATTTCTAGCCACAGATGGAAAGATCGAATATTAGGTTTTTATAATTATAGTGCAGAAAAGTATGCAATACTTAACGCTGTTCCTCACCCCTTACGAACACAAAGTTATAATTTACCAATTCCTGCGGGAACTACTTTACAAGAAGTCTCTACTTGGCTATTTGATAAATGGAAGGTAAGTACAAAACTTGTAGAAAAAATTATAATTATTGTTAATGGGCAAGTAGTAGAACAAGATCGATGGACAACTTTTGTTCTACAAGATACCGACAAAGTAGAGTATAGAGCACTTGCTAGAGGTGGAAGTGCAAAAAGAATTTTTGCATTTATTGCTATAATTGTAATTAGTATATACGCTCCTCAAATAGCTTATGCTATTTCTCAAGGATCTTTTGCAGCATTTGGTAATGTAGCTGCAGCATCAGCTTTTTCCAAAACTGTTGTCGGAGCAATAATGACTGCAGGTGTTAGTATAGCAGGTGCAGCTCTTGTTAATGCAATAGCCCCTATTAGACCGCCAACATCTAATCAAACTGATCCTGGAAGTGCCGAAGCACAATTAATGGCTACAGGCAATCAAAATAGAGCCACGCCTTATGAAGCCATACCTATAGTTTTAGGAAAAATGCGCATAACGCCTCCTATTGGCGCTGTAAACTTTGTATCTTTTCAAAATGATCGCGATACTTATTTATCTTCATTATTAGTTTGGGGCTATGGACCGTTATCATTAATACCTAATACACTTAGAATAGGCGAAATAGATATTAGTAATTATGTTGTAGATAAAATACAACATCATAATTTTAATGGAATAGCTAATAATTTATCCAACCTTAATGATATATATGGCCAGGATATAGCGCAAGTATATAAAAACCAAGAACTACCAAATGACACACATCCTTTTGCAGGAAGTGTGGCTAGTCCATCTCGTATTGAAGCCAGTGTACCCAATTTAGGCAGCACACAAGAACCATACACAAGTATCCAAATAGCTGTTCACTTTCCACAAGGACTAAGAAAAATATTAGCTAGTGGCAAAGATGCAGGTAAAAGTTTTGCTGTAACAGATACCAACGGCGGTAGTTATCCAGTACAAGTTAAGTTTGAATGGAATACTGGTAGTGGATGGCAACCTATTACAACTATTCCAGGAGCAGACGCTAACGGTGTAGTAGCATTCGGTAGTGAACAAAAAAAGGATGCTTTTACTAAAACTTTTGAATTACAGCTTCCTGCTGGAACAGGTAGAAATAGTATTCAAATTGGACTAACTAGACTTACTGGTGCCTGGAGCGATGCTCCTTCAGAAGGCACAACTGAATGGAATTCTTTTGTAGCTGGATCCGGTGCTTGCTACGTAAGCACTCTAGCAACAGATTCATATAGCGGCGGATCTTATTATGAAGACATTTTAGATACGTCAAAAACTACTAGAGCAGCATGTGAAGCTACACTTGGTGGCAAATGGATCCAATCAGACTCTAGCAATATTAAAAGGGCAAAAGATTGGAGATTTTCTCATCAAGTAAATTTACTTTCTTTAACAGCAAGACGAGTTGCTGCACCCATAAAAGATCCTGCAAATTCACAATTAACAAAAACTGCACTTAGGTTAAAATCTAGTCAAGAATTAAACGGTCAATTAGAGGGTATAAATGCTGTAGTCCAAGCATATGGATATGATTGGACTGGAGGAGCTACCTGGGGTACAATTAATAAACCAGCATGGCAGTTAGCAAGTATAAATAACCCTGCAAGTTTATTTATACACGTTTTATTAAGTGCCGCTAATCCTCGCAGAATATTATGGTCCGAGATTGAAAATAGAGTAGATTTAGTAAGATTACAGTACTGGCATTATTATTGCGCTAACAAAGGATTTACTTATAACGCAGTTATTGCGGGCCAGCGTAGCCTTTTAGATATATTAAGAGATATATGTGCTGCTGGTAGAGCTAGCCCTACGTTAATGGATGGAAAATGGACAATTGTTATTGATGAACCAAAAACAAATATTGTTCAACATTTTAGTCAACATAACAGTTGGGGATTTGAAAGCACCAGAGCTTTAGCAAAATTACCTGATGGATTACGTGTTACATATTTTGATGAAGACGAGGATTATAAGCAGTCCGAAATTATTGTATATAATGCAGGAAAAACTGAAAATAATAGTGAAATATTTGAAGCTATAGAATTACCTGGAGTAACAAAAAAATCGCTGGTAATAGACCATGCTAAATGGCATATGGCTCAAGCTATACTACGTAGAGAAGCCTATACTATTAATACCGATATTGAGTACATTATATGTAATAGAGGAGATAGAGTAACAGTTACCCATGAAGTACCTATGTGGGGAACAGGCAGCGGCAGAATAAAAGCTAGACTAGATGCAAATACTTATGTAGCAGATGAAGCATTACTAATTAATCCAGCAAAACAATATCAAGTAAGAGTAAGAAGCAACAGTTATCCACTAGAAAATACTATAGCAAATATTAAAACAAATTTTACGCTATCTAACATTAGCAGAAACAATAACATAGTAACAATAACGACAACAGATACTTTACATCCTTTTAGTATAAATGATGTACTAGTAATTAGTGGTGTCAGCGACAGTAGTTTAAATACTACTAATGCTGTAGTTACAGAAATTGGTAGTAACTGGTTTAAATACAAAAATGTAGGGGCTGATGCTACTAGTAGTGCAGGAAATATAACTTTAACAAACGGACTATACCAAAAATTTGCATTAACTGGTGCTGGAATTGGAGTTAAATCAGGAACAAGTGTAAATTTAGCAGATGCAGGGGACTTATTTCTTTTTGGAGAGCTAAATAAAGTATCTAATGATTTAGTAGTAATTAGTATCGAGCCAAATAGTAGTAAAACAGCTAGAATAAGTTTAGTAGATTATGGCGTTACTAATAGCTACAATATTTTTACAGATTATTTAACTTTAACTAGTGTAAATACATTTGAAACAAATATAACTTTACCAGGATCACTAACAGGGTTTAAATTAACCGATAAACCGGTTATTACCAGTATAGTAAGCGATGATACAGTAGCCTTACTCTTATCAGAGGGTATTTATAGTTATCGGATACAGGTTAATTATGCTAACTTTTCTATTACTGGGGAAGCCTTTAATACAGCACAAACAGCTATTACAGGATTACCTAATAATGTTGCAGAAGTAGAGTGTCAATATGATTTAGCCAGTGCTCCTACAGGCAACGAAAAAAGTATTCGTGTTAAATATGATGCTAATAGTATTTATATAAATGATGCAGAGGTTGGAAAAACTTATAGAATACGATTAAGATATATTTCTTCGAATGGATCTCAAGGTCCGTGGACAGCGTACCAAAATCATACTGTAACTGGTAAAGATAGTAATTACGGCGAAGTTGATGCAATACTTGTAAAACGAGTTGGCAAGTTGCTGGAATTAACACCGGTTATGACTCCTATGCCAAATGATTTTAGAGAGTTTGAAATTAGAGTCTATAAAGATTCTGGATACGGAGATTTTTGGAATACTATTCCAGCAACTACTCCAACCGGAACAGATCTTACGTCTGGCGTAGTTAAAGTTATAAGAACAACAGGACCCACAACTGTAGATCTTACAACGTTTGATAGACCTAGAATTAGCCAAGCGGGTGTACAATATAGAATAGCATGTAGGGCTATAGATCGTGCCGGAAACTATACTGATAATAGTGCACTAGGTTACATATTAATTCAGAATATACAACCGCATGCTCCAGTAGCAGGTGTTCCACCTCAAGCTAACTATAAATTAACACCAGGAGTAGGGTCTTTTAGCATAAACGTAGATCAACCAATAGTAAATGGACAATTACGAGATGATGTAGCAGGTATAAAATTATGGTTAAGTACCACAAACGGATTTACACCTAATTCTAGTACTCTTCGTGTAAATTCACAAGGTTTACAGGCTACTATAACAGATCTGCCAGTCGAAGTAGTACATTATTTAAAGTACGCAATAGTTAGTACTATAGATCCTAATGATCCTAGTGACGGGTCTATAACACTTAGTAATCAAATACCAGTTTTACCTAAGTGGAGTTTGGATGGTGTAGATACTACTCCCCCACCGACTCCTGGCACAGTTACAGTTACTCCTGATAATAGTGGAAAAATAGTTGTTAGCCCAGTAATAAGTAATGTTTTAGTTTCTATTGAGGATCCTAACGAAATTACTTATAATAACCCAACATATGCTGATGGAAGCACTAGTAAACTATATACAACACAAATAAGTACTACGCATAAACAAACAGTTATATTTGGTCGTGCACTTGGAGATACAGAAGATGCTACTACTGTAACATTTTCAAGTGTGGCCGGAAAACCACTAGGCTTTTTTGAAGGATTAGTTGGTTCATTTCCAGCAGAGCCTGGCACTAGATATAAACTGTGGTTCAAATATCAAACAAAAGCAGACGTATTAAGTATAAATCCTAGTAATTCTGTAGTAATAGAAACTGGGCAAGACGTTAAAAAGTTATTACATATTCTATCTGGTAAAATATCTGAAGGACAGTTATACCAAAGTTTAGGCAAGCGAATAGATAAAGTAGATCGCGGAGAGGCCCCAGTAGCTGTAGAAGTTGAACAGCTAAAAGACCAGTGGTCTGTAAGAATTGATAATGGTGGTCACATAAGCGGTTTTGGCCTATCTAGTACGAGACCTTATCCAGGAGCCACACCACAAAGTGAGTTTGGCATTAGAGCAGACACATTTTTTATAGCACCACCAGCCGAAGTTAGCGCAACTGCGCCAACTGGTGATAATTTTATGGGTCGTATTTGGGTAGATACAAGTACTCCAATAGAAGGTATTGTTAGTGGTGTAAGTGCGTGGCACAAAGTATATAAACCAGATATACATAATGCAAAAGTATGGCCGAATGTTAGCCAGTTACAAGTATGGGAGTTGAAAACAGATGAAGAAATAAGCAGAATGCCAGCACCTGCTCCATTAGGCTTAGGAATTACTCCTGTAAATAGAGGTATTTGGTCAGTTACAGCATCTTATGCAGTAAATGATTATGTAACACTTGATACACAGGATTCGCAAAATCATAGAGATTACTACATTTGTAAAATAGCCTATTCTCCAGTTACATTTACACTGAGCACAAAACTACACCCAGATTTTTCAACAGATTCAACAAAAGTAGGATTTTTTACAGGGATTAGCCCAGCTATAAATGAGACTATATACGTAAACGGGGTAGAAACTGGTACTCCACGTATTGGTCCTAGTTATAATTCTAATGGTACATTTTATTATGTAATTTCTGGAGGAAGTCCTTTTCAATTAAGTAAGTCGGCTGGCGGTAATCCTATTATAAATAATACAAAAGCCACTGTTAAATATTGGAAAGCAACTACTGGAGGAGGAGGTAGCTGGGTAACAAATTCGAACTTAATAACATACCCTTTTATAGTAAAAACTACTTCTGAAGTTATTGATGGTGTTACTGTACCGGCCGGTGTTTATATCGATCAAGCGTATATTGCTAATGCCACAATTACTACAGCCAAAATCGCTAACGCTGCTATAGAAACAGCAAAAATTAAAGATTTAGCTGTAGGTAATGCTAAAATTAGTGATTTAAATGCTACAAAAATTACTGCGGGATTTATAGATGCAGCAAGAATTCAAGCAGGAACAATAACTGCAGATAAACTACAAGTAGGTTTAATAATACAATCTACAGACGGTAAATTTGTAATTGATTTTGGAAATAAATTTATAAAAATAGAGGTTTAAAATGTTTGGTCATGAGTTACCTACAGTAATATATGAAAAATTACAGCAAGTAGGAAAATTATATATTGCTAATGATAAAGGTAAACCTGTAGTAGAGTATGAGCCTGGAAGGAATACTGTTGCTATACTCTTTTATAAAGAGTATAATAATGTACATGCAATCAGTGAACGAGAAAGAGAAGAAATGAATAAGTTGAAAAAGCCTACTGGTTTAGTAGGCTCTAACAAAGATATGTATAAAACATTTCTTCCAGACAGGTATATTGAAAATCATCCTTTTATAAATAGAATTTTTATTCATGGAATTTTTGATTGCCATACTCTACTGCATGACTATTATAGTCGCCAGTTTGATCTTTGGATACCGGCTTCTATGCAAAAAACCTATGGCTGGTGGGACGAAGGAGAAGATTTATATTTTCAGCATAAACCAGACTATGTGGAACAAGTAACTACCATTAAGCGACATGATACTGTTTTATTTAAATTAGGCCCAGTAGCAAATCATGCAGCTATTGCATTGGGAAATAATAAAATTTTACATCACTTAGGTGGTAGATTTTCTTGCGTTGAAATACTAAATACTACACTAAAAAATTCCATATATGCAGTATATAGGATTAAAAACATAGATGAGTTAGTATCTAAATACGGTGATAAGTTTATAGAAGGCGAAAATGGCTAAAACATTTTGGGGCGGAACATTAAATGTAGTACCCTATCCTAGAGACTTAATAGAATGGACTACAACTACTGGAACTAACTGTAGTTTGTCCAGGGATACTTCTGGACAAATTCCACCAAGCCCTGCAGTAGGTGTAAGCGGTTCTACAGGTAATCCTTTACAAATGTATGTAACCGGACCAGGTTCTTCTACAAATACAATAGGTACTTTGGCTAATAATCTTTATCCAGCACGTGTTGGACAAACTTGGCGAGTAACTGGATGGATACGTTCTAATGTACCAACAAAAGCAAAGGTAAGCATACTTGAAGCCGACGACACTGGAACAGTTATTAGCACAGAAACCAATACTGATATTCCTAGTCATACATTAACAGGTATTATAGTTGCAACATTACAAAATAGTAATAATGTTCTAACTTCTAATGATGGGGGATTAACCTGGACAACTAAAGCATTTCCAGATACGCCTAGTAGTGGTAATTGGACTACTAGAGCTATTTGCTGGGTAAATGGAATATCAGCTTTTGGTTTAATACGACATAGTGGCTCTGTAAGTAGTTATATAGGTTTAACTGCTGATTTAAGCAGCTGGGGTAGCCTGTTACTATTAGATAATACATGTAATAGTGCCGGCACCATAGTAGCAGATGGAACTTTTAATAGTAATCAAAGCAAATATTATTTAGCTAGTGATCAAGATATTTATTATTATAATACTCAATCAAGTACTTCTTTTGAGTTTAGAAAACTTACAACCGAAGTAGCAACTTATGCAGGTTTTACCGGTAATTTACGAACTTCAGTAATAGGGACAAATAGTGCTGGTACTAAATATTTAATAGTAGCTGGAGATGTAAATACTGCGGCAGCAAAAATACCCGTATTTAGCTATATATGGGCAACAGAATTAAGTAATTTAGATAGTTCTACAATGCCGCAACGAGGATATTTTGAAAAAGTATCAGATGGTTATAAAGATGCAACTTTTAGGGGTAGTTATTTTGCAAATGGCCTAGTTGTTGTTGTAGGTACTCATATATTAGTCTCTACACTATCAACCAACATAGAAGATACTACAAACGCTGTTAGTAACATTCATTTTACTTCAGTAAACCTTGATTCTTCTTTAAGTGGAATTATATGGAACTCTGTTACTTATAATGGAGTTTATTGGGTTGCCTGCGGCACTCAAGGCAAGATAATATTTTCTCCAGACGGGCACAATTGGTATCCCCTTGTATACCAATCTAATGGTATAACTAATAGTTTAAACTCTGTGGTTTGGACTGGTACAAATTTCGTAATTGTTGGCGACGGAGGCATATGTTATATTAGTATTGATGGTATAAATTGGGCTCCAAAAACTACAGGTACAACTTCTAATATATTAAACATGGCTTGCGCCACACCAATTACTGTAGGTGGAATTAATTCATCACATGTTAACTGGTTTAGAAGATTACAAAATACTGTGTGTTTACCTTATTTTGGAAAGTATCCAGATGTTGCTTATAATTACGAATTAGATAATCAAGGAAAAACTCCAGAAGAATTTCAAACATTACATTATACTACTTATGGGGCCACTGAACTTAGAGATGCGCCTACTGTTCCAACAACAACTAGTGCCACTTTTCCTGTTAATGGTTGGTGGCAAAAATTTAGATTCAAATATACTTTAACAAATACAAATACAAAATATATTCAATTAAAGCTATATGGATCAGATAATAGTGGTACTGGAGTATACGGAAACAACGGTGAATATATATGGTGGGACGATGTAAGATTAACTAGCGGCGAGCAAGTTATATCTATTTATAATTCACAGGGACCAGATGGAGACGATCCTGTTAGAAAACCTTGGAACTGGTTTGAGCATATTTATTTTGATAGTAGATTTGATTATTTAAATATAGTTAAAATAACAAGTACTGTTACAATAAATTATGCAGCTGAAGCGGTCAATACGTCTCGTCGCAGGAAAAAAAGAGGTAGTAGAGGAAATGTTTTACGATTTGGCACAGTATTGCATGAATTAGATACACATAATTTAGGTTACACACCAACTGTAGTATTAAGTGATGCAGTTACAGGAGCAGGTATAGGAGGCACTAGTTTTATACAAACTGTAGGTAATACTACTTGGCGACAAGTTTGGCTAATGGCTGATACCTCAAAATTGTATCTAAGAGAGAGATGGTATGTTCGTCAAAATGAACTACCGGCTTTTTCACAGTCTTATAAGATTGTTTATTTTAATAAAGCCGCAGATGCTACCGGAGGTAGTGTTGATGCTCCACCACCCCCACCCCCACCTCCTCCGCCATTTGTACTAGAACTAGGAGAGTTTGGCCAACCGACTATTAGAGGAGTAAGATTTAAAATAAGTGATCCTACTAAGGTTAAGAAACTTAAAATTGAGTGTAAAGTAGGACCAGCAAGTGCAACTAAATACGACGAACTGACTTCTAGTGCTGTTCAAATTTATGGGCATGATAGTGGTAGTGGAGACTCTTTACCAGCCGCAAATGTAATTCAGCGTGTAGATCCACCAACCGGTCAAACAGAAATACATTCCGATGAATTAACATATAAATGGGAAGAGGCCAAAGTAGGCTTTAGAGTTTCATGCGAAACTACCGATGCAAATGAAATTGTATCCGACGAAACGACTGCTGACGGTCCCCCACAAGACTATTTAAGGATTGGAGGAACAAAACCAGAATACACTATTACCCCAAGTAGTACAAGTATTAGTGAAGGTGGTAGTGTAACCTTTAATATTACTACTAAAAGTGTTATTAATGGAACTTCTGTTAATTGGGCAAATACAGGCAGCGAAAACGAAGTTAGTAGTGGTAGCGTTACAATTAGTGGTCCAGCAGCAACTGCATGGCCTATTGGTACACCACAAGGAACGGCTTCATTTAGTGCATCTGTAAGCGCAGATCAAACAACAGAAGGGGATAAAACAATAGTTATTGTATTAACACCTCCAACACCAGGAACACCGGTAACAGCAGATACAGTTACAGTTAGTGATACTAGCTTAACTCCGCCACCACCACCGCCACCACCAGACGGAGGAGGAGGAGGAGGATGTTTTGCTTATGGAACACAAATAACGTTAATAGATAATTCTACAATTAATATTGAGCATATACAGGTCGGACAAGTTTTAAAGACTATTAGTATAGTAGGTTTAGGATTGGAAGAAGATAATTGGAAAACATGGAGTACTACAAACTTTAGTTATTCAAATGCTAATGCAACTGTTACAGCGGTAATGTTTGATAGCTATAGTAGTTATTATAATATTAATAATAATCTACTAACAGTTACTTATGAGCATCCAATATTAACCAAAGCGGAAGATACCATAAAATTTATGCAAGTACGAGACATAAAAGTAGGAATCAGTATTTTTAGTATTCAAGGCTGGATAGAAGTAACTTCTATCGAATTTATAAATCAACCAATTCAAGTTGTAAATTTAGCAGTTGAAGACGAAGATACATATTTTGCCAATGGCATTTTAGCACACAATAGTACCTTAAAGAACTAATATTATGTCTACTACTAATATATTATATGCTGATAATGACGAATTATATGTAGGGTCCGTATTTAATATAACTAAAGATTATATTAATATAGATACTGTTAGTAGTTCAGATGCTGTAAAAATACCACTAAACCCAACAATATATGTTAGTGCAACTGGTACTACATATTATTTTGATGGAACTACTATATCCATTGGAGATGGGGCCAGTGGGGCATTTCCAGCCTTATTATATTTAAGGTTTCCTACAACTAGTTGGTTAAGTGGTGGAAGCAGTCCTCCTCCAAGTCCTCCTCCAAGTACTCCTCCGAGTACTCCTCCTAGCCCTCCTCCGAGTACTCCTCCTAGCCCTCCTCCGAGTACTCCTCCTAGCCCTCCTCCTAGCCCTCCTCCTAGCCCTCCTCCTAGTACAGGAATTACGATAGATTCTTATAATTATACTGTAACAAATATAGATGCAACTACATTTAATGTTAAGTTATTATGGGAAACGACCGGAGCTATAGGGGTATATATAGAAATATATGAGAATAATAATTTGTATGATTCATACACTGGGTTAAGTCCGGACAATCCAACTATAGGTATTACTATACCTAGTTTATCCGCATATAATACTTACGAAGCAAAACTTACTGCTTATGACAGTAACAATGAGTCAGTTTCTTCGTCCGTATATTTTTAGATAGGATACAATATGCCATTATTAATACAAAACAATGACATATTAATGACTAATACTGCTGGCGAAGCAAGATTTACAACTTTGCGAAAAATGCCAAGTATTCTTCGCACAATTTCCGGAACCTTTACAATAAGTAGTGTATTGCTAGGTTATAATACTACTGACTATATTATATTACCTGCAGGTACACCCGGAATACAAAATTATGGCTACTTTATACTTCCAAGTTTTAGAATAAGTAATAGCGATGCACAGTCTGGAGGACTGTCATTGAGTGGGTTAGGTACAGTACAATTAGCATCTTATAGACAGTCTGATGGAAGCTACGCAGGATCTATTATATTTGACGTATTTGTTCTATCTGATTTATCATTAGTAATACGTCAAACTGTTGGTATCACAACAGCAAATATTTTAAAAGATAAAGATGATATAGAAGTCTATAATGGTGGCGGAACATTAACATTTCCACAACCAATTGACGTAAGTTATACTTTGTACTATTGTAGATGGCCTATGAGTGGCGAAACACCTATATTACCACCACCATCAGCTCCACCAGCAGGACCTCCTCCACCTCCAGTTGTACCAACTCCAACACCTCCACCACCTCCTCCGGAGGATACTAGTGGACCCTAAATTTATAAGGTTTATAAAACAATGTCTGTTAAAGTAATTAAACTATCAGTAGATAATTTAACAAATACTACAGAAGTAACAATTCAAATATATGAAACAGTTAATAATTTATCAAGATTAAAAGATACATATACTTTTGAATTGCCGCAACGATATGAGTTTGTTAATGATTTCTTACTTGAAGCGATTTATCAAAAACTACAGGACAATGGAATAACAATCTATCCAGAAGAATAACCTGTAGAATTGTATACATCCCTGCACCGGCTATAGCTAGTGCAGGGATATTTTTTGCATTGACTTTATTTAGCCCTTGTGGTATAATAGGTTTAAATTGTAAAAAACCGGTACAAATTTGACCAGGTTAAACCTGATTATACGGCATTTTTTCAGTAGAATATAGAATTTAGGAGATTGTACAGTGGAGAGTCAGAGTCAAGATTTAGTTCAAACAGTCTCCTTGGTAGCCCTAGCCGCAATTGGCTTAGTAGTAGGAGTTCAAAAACTGTTAAAGGATTGGCGTTCTACAGAAGCCGAAACCAATATCATTCAATTAATGCATACAGAAATAGAGCGTATGGGTGAACAAAATTCAAAATTAAGCACTGAACTTGGTAAGCTACAAGAAGAAGTTATTAGGCTTAATCAAGAGCTGTCAAAGCTTAATATAGAAAATAGTAAACTGCAAGAAGAAATTGCCCAGTTAACACTAGAGTTAACACGTTTTAAACAAATGAGCAGAGGCTAATATGAATCCAGCAAGAATTAATTATAAGATATATCAAGGCAGTAGCTTTGAAGAAGTATTTCGCTGGGAGTCAGCTACAAAAGCCTATGCTACTATTAATACGATTACTAATAGTGCCCCATGTGTTGTTACAGTTAATACAGGCGAATTAACACCTCCACCACATTGGCGTGTGCGTATTACTGGCGTTAGTGGTATGAAGGAAATTAATCTAGCCACAGAAGATAGCTATTATTTATCTACTACTATTGCTAGCGATCAAATTACCATTAATGAAATAAACAGCGCCAATTACGGTACCTATACTAGTGGCGGTATACTTACATGGAACGCCCCAGTACCACTAGTAAACTTAACAGCAAAAATGCAAATTAGAGAAAATTTAGACGGTGCTCTAATATTAGAATTAACTACGACAAATGGCGGTATAGTAATAGATACCGCAGTACATACTATTGCCGTTAAAATGACCAGTACACAAACTACAGCATTTAGTTTTAGTACAGCTATATATAGCTTGGAATTAACTGATACGCTTAGTAATAAGGTAACTACATTTTTAACAGGTAATCTTTCACTAGTTAGGGAGGTTACACGATGACTACAACAACAGTAGTTACATCTACTGGTAATACAGTAATTGTTGAAGATCTTCAGCAACAAGTAATTGTTGGTGGTTATCTAGGACCCCAAGGCGTACAAGGTGTACAAGGTTACCCAGGTATTCCAGGTGACTTTGCCGGACAAGGTGTTCAAGGTTATCAAGGCCCACAAGGATTGCAAGGAGTTCAGGGGTTACAAGGTCGTCAAGGACTACAAGGACTACAAGGACTACAAGGACTACAAGGAGCTCAAGGAGCTCAAGGCCTAGCTGTAACTTGGCGCGGTCCTTATAATAGCACTTTTATTTATTATAAAAATGATGTAGTTTACTACAATGGTAGTAGCTTTATTTATATAAATGAAAATCCTACACAAAATGAAAGTCCTGAATATCCTGGAACAATACTAACTAATGTATTGTACTGGAACCGTATGGTTCAAGGTACACAAGGTATACAAGGAGCTCAAGGATTACCTGGAGGACTTGGCCCACAAGGAGTTGGTGGTTATGGTCCTGCTGGACCGCAAGGTATACGTGGTCCTATAGGTTATCGTGGCGGAGTCCCCTACCAGTGGTCTACTAGTACAAGTACCAGTGATCCAGGAACTGGTCGTGTACGATTTAATAGCGATAATCTTTTACTGGTAACCGAAGTATATTTAGATATTGTAGATCATACTGGACTCAATCAAGAAAGTTGGATAGAGAGCTGGAATCAAACTCAAAATCCCGTAAAAGGTCATCTAGTATTTCAAGCTGCTGAAAGTATTGGCGGAGCTATAGCAGTATTTAGTGTAGTTGCCACCGAAGATCAAGGCGATTGGTACAAAGTAGATGTCAACTACCTAAGTGGTACTTGGCACGGTGGAGTTATTGACCTTAATGATATAACTTCTGTACTATTTGTTCCTGCTGGTGATCAAGGTGTTGGCGGCATACAAGGTATACAAGGTATACAAGGTCGCAATCTTACATGGCGTGGCAGCTATTTGTCCACAGGTAGTTATGGACTTAATGATAGCGTTAGCTATAATGGTAGCACTTTTGTAGCTATACAAAGTGTACCACAAGGCGAAGCTCCTGAACTTAATTTAGGTGTATTAAATAGCAGCTACTGGACCCTAAGTTCGGCACAGGGTACGCAAGGCGTGCAGGGACTACAGGGCTTACAAGGCGTTCAAGGTACGCAAGGCCCACAAGGTACACAAGGTGTACAAGGCATACAAGGCAACCGCGGTTTTCGCGCTGGTATTCTTTATAGATTCCAAACAGGCACGGATATTACCGAAGCACCTGAAGCAGGACGCTTTAAGTTTAATTCACTGCCAACCTCTACGCCACAAAATATTACACAGATTACAATCAATCCTAATTCACTAGAAGGTATTGATGTTACTGGTTGGATTGGTAATTTTACACAGAATCCTGCACATCCAGTTGCTGGTCAACTTGTAATACAGCCAGACTATAACGTATTTAGTGCAGCCGCTACAAATCCTGTACTATTAAACAACGATTATCTAATATTTAATGTTACTGGTTTAACGCAAGAAGTAGATGCTATAGATCCTACTATTATCTACTACAAGCTATCAGTTACATATTTAGCTGGTAAAGCACAAAATATGATTGGTGGTAGCACCAATGGTTCTATTTGTAGCTTATTTTATGCTAATACTGGTAGCCAGGGTACACAAGGCACACAGGGATTACAAGGTGTACAAGGGCTACAAGGCACACAAGGTTTAACTGGTGGTTTTGGCGGTGCTAGTTTTGATTATACGTTTGATAATGCTACCACAGATGACAATCCTGGTAGTGGTCGACTACGCCTAAATAATACCACATTTGCTAATGCTACACGCATGTACATTAGCAAAGAGCAGGATGGTCCTTTTAATATAGCGCAATTTTTATTTACAATTGCACAAAGTACTAGCACAATTAAAGGCCATTTTAGAATTAGTTACAAGGCTACTAGTACAGCCTTTATTATGTATAGTATTAATAGTATCGTTGATACTGGATCTTACTATACTGTAGAGTGTAGCTATTTATCAGCTACAGGTGCTGCATTTGTAAATAATGATGATATAATTATTACCTTTGCTAGAACTGGTGATAAGGGCGACCAAGGTATTCAGGGTATGCAAGGTATCCAGGGTCAGCAAGGTCTTCAAGGTGCACAAGGTAGTGGTATTTACTGGCAAGGCGACTATGATTTTACCAAATACTACAAACTAAATGATGTAGTATACTTTAATGGTAATAGCTTTGTTTGTGTATATCCAGGCGTATTTCAAGAAGAAGCACCAGAGTTTAGCCCAGGTGTATTAAACAGCACATACTGGAATCGCCTAACTGCACAAGGCATGCAGGGCACCCAGGGTATTCAAGGTATTCAAGGCCTACAAGGTGATCAAGGACTGCAAGGTATCCAAGGTATTCAAGGCCTACAAGGTATTCAAGGCGACGTAGGAATACAAGGCATACAAGGCGAGCAAGGACTACAAGGCTTACAGGGCATACAAGGTTTACAAGGTGAACAAGGCCTACAAGGATTACAAGGTCTACAAGGTCTAGATGGTATTAGTCATAACCAGGGCTTACAAGGTATACAAGGTATACAAGGTACTCAGGGTTTACAAGGTATTCAAGGCTATAGTATTGTATGGCGTGGTGATTATAGTAGTGATGTTACTTACTATAAAAATGACGTAGTCTTCTACGATGGTGATAGTTTTATTGCTGTTTATAATGGTGCGTTTTTTGAACAAGGGCCAGAATTTAGTCCTGGTGTTGTAAATAGTGGTTACTGGAACAGACTAACAAGCCAAGGCCTACAAGGTTTTACTGGTATACAAGGTGATTTAGGTATACAGGGTAATCAAGGTATACAAGGCGAAAGTATTCAAGGTTTTACAGGTATACAAGGCTTTGTAGGCGAAAAAGGTGACACTGGCGAAAAGGGTGATCAAGGCTTACAAGGTGTACAAGGTCTAGACGGTGCTTATGCTGCTATAGGCTTGCAAGGCGTACAAGGTATTGGTTTTGTTTGGCGTGGTCAATTTGATCCGTTTACCAACTACAGTAAAAATCATGCTGTACAATATAACGGTACTAGCTGGGTAAGTGTTATAGATAATAACATGAACAATGTACCCAGCGAGCTCACTGATAGCATGTGGAATGTTATTAGTAGCCAAGGTGTACAGGGCGTACAAGGTGTACAAGGGTTACGCGGTGCATTTGATGCTCAGGGTATACAAGGTATACAGGGTATACAGGGCACACAAGGTTTTGAAGGATTACAAGGTTTCAAAGGTGAAGGTTTTGTATTCCGTGGTACATATAGTGACACTTATATTGGTTACGTTAAAGATGACGTAGTATACTATCGCGGAAAAGCATTTGTTTGTGTAAATACAACTCCATTCCAAGAAGAAGCGCCTGAAATTAGTGATGGCGTAGTTAATACAGCATTTTGGCAACTAATAGTAGATCGTGGAGTCCAAGGCATACAAGGTATTCCTGGGCCACGGGGCGAACAAGGTATTCAAGGTGTACAAGGCATACAAGGTATACAGGGATTTAGCATTGTATGGCGTGGTGATTATAACACTACTGCTAACTACAAAGCAAACGACGTAGTTTACTATAATGGCAGCAGCTTTATAGCAATTTGGCCTAATAGTAATGTACCGCCTTATGGCGTATTCTTTGGACAGATACCAGAGTATCCAGGTGGATTTGTAAACGGCTTATATTGGCAGCGCATGACCATGCAAGGCGTGCAGGGCTTACGTGGCTTCCAAGGTGTAGATGGTATTAGTCATAACCAAGGTTTACAAGGTATTACTGGTAGACAAGGTACTCAGGGTTTACAAGGTGCTCAAGGTTTACATGGTATGTATGCCGGTCAAGGTGTACAAGGTACACAAGGACCACAGGGACTACAAGGACTACAGGGGCTACAAGGACTACAAGGCGTACAAGGTATAGTGGGTATTGGTTTTGAATGGCGTGCTGAGTGGCTGCCACAAAATCAGTATAAACGCTATGACGTAGTCAGTTATAAAGGTGGCTGGTATGTAAGTAATAGTACTTTTATTTCTAATACGCTTAATAATGTTGTCATTGTAAATACTACTGGTAAAATTGAGTTTGATACTCCTGTAAATGAAAATATCGTTCCAGGTGATCCAATCTATGTTATTGGTATTAATACTGGCAGCGGACTACTAGACGAATACACCGGATTAGGTAATGTATACTATGTAGTTTCTTATAATAAGATATATGCTACCTATATAAATAACCTTGGTGAAAACATAACTTATCATACAGGTCGTAGCGCAATTGTACTAGCTAAAAATACTGCTAGAACAATAGGTGTTATTAGTTTACCAGGCACACCAACAGGTAGTGGCTTACTAAACGTACCAGGAGTGCAACGTATTCCAGGAACTGCAGATGGTCCTATTACGTTTACTGCACCTACATGGGTTCCTGGCGTACACCATGATAAAAACTATGATATTGATGTAGATTATCGTCGCTGGGATCGTGCTGTTGCACAAGGCACACAAGGTATTCAAGGTTTACAAGGTTTACAAGGTGCTAGTGTACAAGGTGGCGTAGGTGTACAAGGTTTTGTAGGCTTTCAAGGCATACAAGGCACTAGAGGTTTTCAGGGTATACAAGGCATACAAGGATTGCCAGGCATACAAGGTATGCAAGGAATTCAAGGTCGCCAAGGTCCGCAGGGATTACACGGACAGTTTGCCGGACAAGGTGTGCAAGGACGTCAAGGACCACAAGGTATGCAGGGTACTAGCATACAAGGTATACGTGGATTCCAAGGTTTACAGGGTGTTCAAGGCGTTCAAGGCGTTCAAGGCCGTAGTATACAAGGTACAACTGGTAGCCAAGGCTTGCACGGTATGTTTGCTGGTCAAGGCGTGCAAGGTAATCAAGGTGTACAAGGACGCCAAGGTGTACAAGGCTTACTAGGTCGTCAAGGCTTACAAGGTACACAAGGTATACAAGGCGTACAAGGTCGCGGTATTCAAGGAGCTCCTGGTCCACAAGGTTTACATGGACAATTTGCTGGTCAAGGTATACAAGGTCAACGTGGTATACAAGGCGAGCGTGGTATACAAGGTTTTCAGGGTACTCAAGGTAGACTAGGTCCACAAGGACAAACTGGTATACAAGGTGTATTTGGACTACAAGGAGGACTAGGACCACAAGGCTTAGACGGTGCTTATGCTGCACAAGGTATACGTGGTTATCAAGGCGTACAAGGTGGTCCAGGTAATCAAGGCATACAAGGTACTAGAGGTTTTCAAGGTGTACAAGGCAGTGGCGTACAAGGTATACAAGGTCTAAGTGGTAGTAGTGCCTATTTAGGTGCACAAGGCCCAGCAGGACCAGCCGGTCAAGCAGGTGCTCCAGGTGAGCCAGGTAGTCCAGGTGCACAAGGTACTCAAGGTATTGCAGGTCAGTTTGCTGGACAAGGTGTACAAGGTACACAAGGTTTAGCAGGAGAAGCTGGCTTAACAGGACCACGAGGCAGTCAAGGTACTCAAGGTTTAAGTGGTGCATTTGTTGCACAAGGTGTACAAGGTCCACAAGGTGTACAAGGACCTCCAGGAAGTGGTACTCAAGGTATTGCAGGTCAATATGCTGCACAAGGTGTTCAAGGCTTGCAAGGCTTACAAGGACCACCAGGATTTGGTGCACAAGGTGCTAGTGGAGCAGCAGTATTTCAAGGTGCTCAAGGTCCTGGCGGTATACAAGGTACTCAAGGTACTGTAGGTCGTGGACTAATTTGGACAGGTACATTTAATCCTAATAGAATTTATGTTGCAGGCGATGCAGTTTACTATAATGGCGGCAGCTACATATCGATCTATGAAGGTGAGTTCCAAAATGAAGCACCACAGTTTTCTGGTGGAGCAACTAATACAATATATTGGCAGCTATTAGTACAAGCTACACAGGGTTTACAAGGAGTACAAGGCGGTCAAGGCACACAAGGCTTAGCAGGCCAATATGCTGCACAGGGTATACAAGGCACACAGGGCACGCAGGGTGTGCAAGGTACGCAAGGTTTACATGGACTATTTGCTGGTCAAGGTATACAAGGCGTACAAGGCCAAGCTATTCAAGGTACGGCCGGTGTAATAGGTGCACAAGGTGCACAAGGTACTAAAGGCAGTCAAGGTATACCAGGTGTAGACTTAGCTAACGTTGCTCAAAGTATTGTACCTAGTATTAATGAAGCATTTAACCTAGGCAGTCCTACACGTCGCTGGAAAGACTTGTACTTAAGCGGCACTACTATTGATCTAGGTGGAGCTACAATCAGCAATGATCCAGATACTGGACTTGCACTACCAAGTGGCACAACAATTGGTGGTATTAATCCTGGTACACTTACTATTAAAGGTAGTAAAGATAGTCCAGCACAGTTGCCAACTACAAATGTTACACCAGGTGATAGTTGGATTGTACAAGGTTACTTATGGGTATGGTCTAGCACTAACTGGGTTAATGTAGGCAAGATTGAAGGTCCGCAGGGTATTAAGGGCCTGCAGGGTATACAAGGTCCAGGTGGTGTTCAAGGCACTCCAGGTACCGGCATACAAGGCGTGCAAGGTTTAGATGGTGCCTATGCTGCACAAGGCGTACAAGGCCTGCAGGGTATACAAGGTGATCTAGGTTTACAAGGTACACAAGGTTTACGTGGTGAGTTTGCCGCACAGGGTATACAGGGTACTCAAGGTATACCAGGCACCGGCATACAAGGCACACAAGGTAGTCAAGGCTTAGACGGTGCTTATGCTGCACAGGGTATACAAGGTGTGCAAGGCCCAATAGGTCCAGCAGGTGACAGTGGCAGCACAGGTTCTATAGGCCCTACAGGACCGCAAGGACCACAAGGCGATCGCGGTGTACAAGGTACTAGTGGCCCACCAGGACCAATAGGATTAACAGGTGGTCAAGGTATACAAGGTAACCTAGGATTACAAGGCTTACCAGGTCCACAAGGTGTTCAAGGCTTAGACGGACTTTATGCTGCACAAGGTATTCAAGGTCAGCAAGGCGTACAAGGAGACTTTGGTTCGCAGGGTACTCAAGGTTTACGTGGTGAGTATGCTGCGCAAGGTATACAAGGTATACAAGGTGACTTAGGTATACAAGGTGTTCAAGGTGTTCAAGGTTTACATGGACAGTTTGCCGGACAAGGTGTACAAGGTGTTCAAGGTGTTCAAGGTGACCTAGGCATTCAGGGCATACAAGGCGAGCGTGGTGATCGTGGCATACAGGGTAGAAACGGCGTACAAGGTATCTTAGGTGAACAAGGTCCTGTAGGTTTACAAGGTACACAAGGTGTTCAGGGACCACAAGGTACACAGGGCACTCAAGGCTTGCTAGGTTTACAAGGTACACAAGGTACACAAGGTACACAAGGTGTTCAGGGTACACAGGGCATACAAGGTGACCTAGGTATACAAGGCACACAGGGTATACAGGGTGCTCAAGGTCTACAAGGTGTACAAGGTACACAAGGCCTATTAGGACTACAAGGTACACAAGGTGCTCAAGGACTACAGGGTAATCAAGGTACACAAGGACTACAAGGTATTCAAGGTACACAGGGCATACAAGGTTTACTTGGCTTGCAGGGTACACAAGGTGCTCAAGGACTACAAGGTACGCAAGGTACTCAAGGTACACAAGGTGCTCAGGGTACTCAAGGTGCAACAGGTCTTGGATTTACGGTAGCTAAAGTTTACAATTCAGTAGCAGCATTAACAGCTGATACTAGTCCAACTGGCATTGTTAGTGGACAATTTGCACTAATAGATACTGGAAATGTACAAGATGCCGATAACAGTAAACTCTACTTGTGGAATGGTACTAGCTATCAGTATATTAATGACCTTAGTGGTACAGCAGGTATACAGGGTATTGCAGGAAGTAGTGGTAGTAGTGGTACACAAGGCACACAGGGTATAACTGGATCTCAGGGTATAACAGGACAAGTAGGTGGAGTTACACATACTGTTACTAACAGTGGTGCTAGTTCTTTCTTAATTAACGGTGTTGCAAATGCTAGCATTGGATTAATAAGAGGATTTACCTACTACTTTAATGTTAACTCTCCAGGGCATCCATTCTGGATTAAAACTAGTCAAGTAACTGGTACAAGTAGTGCTTACACTAGTGGTATAACTAATAATGGTACTCAAAATGGTCAAATAGTATTTGTTGTTCCTTTTGACGCGCCAGATACATTATACTACATTTGTGAATTGCATGGTTCTATGACTGGAACTTTTGCGGTTACAAATACTGGTGTACAAGGTATACAAGGTATTAGTGGCTATATAGGCAGTGATGGAGCACAGGGTGTGCAAGGTACAACTGGTACTGGTATACAAGGTGCAACTGGTAATCAAGGTATACAAGGTACTAGTGGATACATAGGTAGTGATGGCCTACAAGGTGCGCAAGGTACTCAAGGTGCTACAGGTGCTGGTATACAAGGTGCTGCTGGTATAGGTATACAAGGTATACAAGGTCCTGCAGGTAGTGGTGGTGGCGGTGGCAGCGGTGATGGTGCTCAGGGTACGCAAGGCATCCAAGGTACAACTGGTACTGGTATACAAGGTGCTACTGGTATACAAGGTATACAAGGTGCCCCAGGTGCTGTAGTAGAAGCAAGCTATGTAACCTATAACTTTACCGGCGATGGAGCAACAAGCGCATTTTTAGTAACTAGTGGTATCAATGTAAATAATATACTAGTTTTTGAAAATGGAGTTGCACAAACACCTACTACTGATTATACTGTAACCGGACCATATGTTACTTTAGTAACAGCACCGGCAATAGGCGTAAAAGTACAGATAAGAGTACTAGGAGCTTTTGGATTACAAGGCATACAAGGTATTCAGGGACCCCAAGGTACAACAGGTATACAAGGTAGTTTTGGTGTACAAGGTATACAAGGTCCACAAAGTATACAAGGTATACAAGGTATAACAGGTGCACAAGGTATAGGAGCCGGATTAGCTGTAACAGAGTATACAACTTATACTTATACAGGTAATGGTACTACTACAAGTTTTGCTGCAGTATCTGGTATAACAGTACATACTGTAATCGTAACTATAAATGGTGTAGTACAAACCCCAACAGCGAATTATACTATTAGTGGCAATAATGTAGTATTTTTAGCTGCGCCAGCAACTGGAACCAATATTCAAATTAGAGTACTTGGTGGTTTAATAGGTGCTCAGGGTACTCAGGGTATACAAGGACCACAGAGTGTACAAGGTATACAAGGATTACGTGGTATACAAGGTGATACTGGACTAGCATTTACAGTAGCTAAAGTTTATAACTCAGTAGCAGCATTAACAGCTGATACTAGCCCAACTGGTATTGTTAGTGGTCAATTTGCACTAATAGACACTGGTAATGTTGGCGACGCTGATAATAGTAAACTCTACCTGTGGAATGGCACTAGCTATCAGTATATCAATGACCTTAGCGGTACAGCAGGTATACAAGGTATTAGTGGTTATATAGGTGCTGATGGTGCTCAGGGTCTGCAAGGTCTACAAGGTTCAACTGGCAGCGGTACTCAAGGTATACAAGGTTTAACTGGTATACAAGGTCTGCAAGGTGTAGGAGCTGGACTAGCTGTAACAGAGTATACAACATATACTTATACAGCAAATGGTAGTACAACAAGTTTTGCAGCTGTAGCAGGTATTAGTGTACACAATGTACTTGTACTAGAAAATGGCGTAACACAAACACCAACTGTAGACTATACGATTAGTGGCAGTAATGTAGTATTTACTACTGCTCCTGATGATCAAGTACTTGTGCAAATCAGAGTACTTGGTGGTTTAATAGGACCACAAGGTGTACAGGGTGTTACTGGCAGTGGTGCACAAGGCGTACAAGGTATACAAGGTGTAGGAGCTGGACTAGCTGTAACAGAGTATACAACATATACTTACACAGCAAATGGCACTGACACTAGTTTTGCAGCTATTAGCGGCTTAACAGTTCACAGCGTATTAGTAACTATTAACGGCGTAACGCAAACTCCAACTACAAGCTATACAATAAGTGGTAGCAACATAGTATTTGCAGTAGCACCTGATAGTGGTGATTTAATTCAAATAAGAGTACTAGGCGGTTTAATAGGTCCGCAAGGTGTACAAGGCGTGCAGGGTATAAGTGGTATTGGTATTCAAGGCCCACAAGGTACAATAGGTATACAAGGTACAATAGGTACAATAGGTATACAAGGCGTGCAGGGCATAAGTGGTATTGGTATTCAAGGCCCAGCAGGCAGTGGAGCAACGGGCGGCAGCTCAATTATAACAGCAATGATTTGGGGATAATAGATGGCAGCACCAAATTTAATATCGCCAACTGCGATATATGGTAAAACCGCTACGGTTAAGTTAACAACAACCTCAGCTACTAGCATTGTAAATAACAGTGCTAGTAGTAACAAGGTATTAAAAATAAATGCATTATACGCAGTAAATGTTAATGGTGTTACAAATGCAGAATTAACCATTAATTACTATAGTGCCGCCAGTTTAGGTGGCACAGCAACACCAATTTGTAGTACTATAACAGTACCAGCAGATGCAAGTATAGTAGTTATTGAAAAAAATGCTTATATTTACCTAGAAGAAGATCGCAGTATAGGAGCTATAGCTGGTACAGCAAATGATATTAATATTGTTTGCAGCTATGAGGAGATTGGATAATGGCACAATTTCCTAGTACTGATAACGCCAAGGGTATTTGGAAACTTAGAGACGTATTTTTAGCTAAAATGGGCTATAATTGGCCTTACGGGGGGTTTACTGTTCTACAAACTTTTACTGCCACGTCTACTTGGACTTGTCCTGCTGGTGTTACAGAGGTTGAGTATTTGGTTGTTGCTGGTGGTGGCGGAGGAGCAAATTTTGCTGGTGGTGGTGGAGCAGGAGGTTTTCGCGCCGGCACAGGATTTTTAGTTACAGAAGGTACAACTTATACCATAACTGTTGGTGCAGGTGGCGCCGCTGGCGGCGCCTCTAATGCGACAGTTAATAACAATGGATCATCAGGAGGAAACTCTGTATTTAGTACCATAACTTCTGCTGGTGGTGGATATGGTGCCGTTGGCGCCGGTAGCACTGGAGGTTCAGGTGGTTCAGGCGGTGCAGGAAGTACAACTGGCGGAGCGGGGAATACACCAGGAACTTCTCCTTCCCAAGGAAATAATGGTGCTGCTGGAATCTATGTTGGTCCTGCCGGCGGGTATTATGGTAGTGGCGGAGGAGGTGCTAGTGCCGCAGGAACCTCAGGAGTAAACGAACAAGGTGGGCCAGGAGGAAATGGAGCTACATCTTCTATAAGCGGTTCTTCTCTTATTTATGCCGGTGGAGGCGGTGGCGGTTCTGGACAAGAAAATGCTGCATCAGCTGTTGGTTCTGCAGGAAATGGTGGATCAGGTGGCGGTGGAAACGGATCAAACGGCGGGTCATCTGCAACAGGTTTTTTAGGAACATCTGGAACTGCTAATACTGGGGGTGGGGGAGGTGGTGGCGGCTTTTATGATCCTTCTAATGCTGAAAAATATACAGGTGGCGGCGCAGGCGGCTCCGGCATTGTTATCCTAAAGTACACCGTACCAAGCCAAACCGTATTTACGTTTAAAGGCACTACTAGTTGGAAATGTCCAGCAGGTGTAGCAAGTGTAGATTATCTTGTAGTAGCTGGAGGTGGAGGCGGAGGAACTACATATGGTGGAGGTGGTGGTGCCGGCGGTTTTAGGTCTGGGTCAAACCTTGTAGTAACAGCAGGAACTGAATACACAGTTACTGTAGGTGCGGGAGGAGCGTCAAGCTCACCAGGAAATAACTCTATATTTTCAACAATTACATCTGCTGGTGGCGGGCGTGGCGGAAGTAGTGGTGGTGGTGGAGCATCAGGCGGCAGTGGTGGTGGAGGCGCTGGTTTCTCCGGAGGAGGATCTGGCACTGTATCAGGTGGAGCAGGTAATACACCGGCAACAACCCCTAGCCAAGGTAATAATGGTGGCGGCGGTAGAAGTTTACCAGCAATTGATGGTGGTGGAGGAGGCGGCGGAGCAGGCGCAGTAGGAGCAGATTGTGTTAGTCTTTCAACCAATAGTGCTCCAGGAGGAGCTGGCTTATCTTCATCTATAACCGGAGTTCCTACTTATTATGCGGGTGGAGGTGGCAATGCTAATAGTGTAGGTGGTTTAGGTGGTGGTGGAAATGGTCCTGGCGGTGCTGGCGGCACTAATTTAGGTGGTGGTGGTGCTGGTGCTGGTAGCGGTGGTGCTGGCGGTAGTGGTATAGTAATTATTAAATTAAATCAATAAGAGCAAGTATGACAACCAAGGTTTATAGATTAATGGGTATAGACACAGCAATGCACCTGCTTAGACCAGGTGCACGCTGGGAAATTAGCAACAATTATTTTTCACGCTGGGAAGATCCTAGACCTTGCCCAACTATAGAAGAAGTTTATGCTACAATAGAAAAGATTAAACAATTTGAAGATAGTATTGATACTATATATTTACCAGAACAACTAGAAGCAATGGGCGTGCGTGAACAAGAGATAGCAGATGCAATTAAATAATTTATTTCCTATACCCATAGGATTTTTTGAGTATACAAATAGTTTAGCCAGTGAATTAGACTATGTAACAAATTTAGAGCAACGTAATAATCAAGGCAATACAACTAGTGTTGATAATTATGTGCTTAAAGATTATCACTTAAAAGATTTGAGCGATTGGATTGACAGTTGTATTAGTCAGTACTTTAGAGCAACTGCAAATCCCAAATACGGTGTTCAATTATACACAACCCAAAGCTGGATAAATTTTACCAACCAGGGCCAGTACCACCACAAGCATGAGCACCCCAACAGCTTAATCAGCGGCGTATTTTATCTACAAACTAATCCAGATGATAAGATATACTTCTACCGCAGTGGCTATCAACAAATTAAATTTCCGCCACAGGAGTGGAATGAGTATAATAGTGAAAGCTGGTGGTACGAGGCCCAGCTGGGTAAGCTGATCCTTTTTCCTAGCAGCTTAACACATCAAGTGCCTACTGTAGGTGGTACTACAACAAGAATTAGCCTAAGTTTTAACACTTTTGCTAGAGGCACTATAGGTGAAAATCAGGAATTAACCGAACTAATTGT